CTATTTGGTTTCGCCAATCATTCCGTCGAACCCTTCCGGACGGTATTTCGTCTTGCGTACCCATTCCAGATGGCGGTTCGCGTAGTGTTCGACCTTGCGGTTCTCTTCGGGCGTGCCGATCAGCAGTATCCACACGCTGTTGCCTTGATTCCATGACGTTGCCTTGCGCACGCATTTAACCACTCCGCGTTCTTGGAGGAACCTCATCGCTGCGCTTACCGTCCCCAATGCCGTGTCGTTGCGTCTGATGAAGTATTCGTCCAAATCTATCTCGCCAGCGAACCCGCGAGCCGCTATCTCTGGTGTCGGCTGTGTGAGTCCGCGTTCCTGTACGATGGAGTCGTATCCGCCGAAGTAGTAGCGTGGAGGAATCTTGGATGGGTCATCGCTTGCCGCGTCCATGTTTCTGGTGCGGTGCGCGAGGTACAGCAGGACGCTTTCGGCTGTGCTGTTCGGTATTGCCACGAGTTCTCCTTTGTGGCTTGGCTCTCGTGATTTGGTGTTTTTGAGCAGCAGTCCTTTGCTGAGCACGTTCTCGTATACGGCATCTGTGTTCGAGTATCCCATGTCTTCCATGTCTTTCCCTCCATGCCTCGCGGTATGCTCCTGCATGGAGATTGTAGTGTCTCCGTTCGAGCGCTCCCAGCTGTTTTCCGATTAGTGGGAGCGCTCTTTTCTTGTCTTGGAATCAAGTTTACGTCATATAGTCTACAGACACACCTGTGTTTGTGTCTGTAGACACACCTGTGTTAGTGTCTGCAAATGATTACTGGTGTGTCTGCAAACAAAACTAAATAGTATATATAAATAAGATTAATAATGAAATTATTAATTAAAAAGCAAAAACGGTCAGAAAGAGGGCATGAAAAAACCCGCCTGCGACAAACAGACGGGCAGAAAAAGAACTCACTCGTAATCGCCTGAATCGTAATCCCAATAGTCCGAATCATCATCGCTATCAGAATACGAACTATCCGAACCATTCCTATCAGACGAGTCTGAAGAATCAAAACTATACGCAGCAGCCACGCCTACGAACAAAAGCGCCGAAACCACAATGCCGACAATCGCCACGATCAACGCTTTCCACGAACGCGACGAAGTGCGATCATCCACGAACTTCCGCATATGCGACTCAGCGCCATCACCATACTTCTCACGCAATCCATCAACGGACAAACGTTGAGGATCACCGGCTTCAAAACGCTCAATCTCATACAACCTATCCAACGGGATAAGCCCCGAACGCCTGATGCCATTCCTCACCGAAAACTGAATCACCCAAGCCAACAACGCCAATCCAGCGATGCCAGCGGCCATGCAAGCCAATCCGATTAGAAAAACCATGATACCCTCCTTGCTCTCCTGCAATATGTCTCACCAAGGATTATACCCCCCCCCCAAAAAAAATTGATGGCTGATGAATCATGGGCGTTTCTCAAACAAGCCATCCTTGAGAATCTGCCTGTAATCCGTAAGAACCTGCATGGTCACGTTCAGTTCCGCCGCCATATGCCAGGTGTCGCCGTCCCACATCCGTTCGGCCATGGCGAACTCGGACGGGCTTATCAGCATCAAAGCCGTCTCGCGTCGCGCCCTACGTTCGCATTTCACGCCGAACCGCGTGCCGCAGCCAAGATCACGGTACTTCGCGTGCACAAGCTCGTGGCATAGGGTGCAGAGCCTCTGCCGGTCGTTCAACCAGTTGGCAAGCCAAATCGTCCGCAGCCGGTCGCAATACAATCCGCAGGTAGTGCCGGGAATATCGGATTCCAAAACCTTCAACCCCATGGCTTCGGACTGACGTTCCAAAACGTCGATGGTGATTCGTGACATTGTTCCCTTCGCATTATTAGGCGGCGGCATCATGATTGAATACCGCCGCCATATTCATTGCCGTTGTCAGTCTTCCGGTGTTTCGGCTTCGAGTCTCGCGTTCGGGTCGTCGTTCGCGGCCATGTCGAATTCGTCGCGGTAGATGATCGGGCTGTTAATCCAGTCGGCGTCCGCGTTTTCCTTGAGACGGCGCGCGAGTTCCTGAAGCAGCTCGTCATTCGAAGCGTCATGTAGTATTCCGGTGATTTCTCCGTGCTTAGCTTCGTCGTTGGTAAGGAATCCAAACTGGACGAGAGCTTCGACGGGGCTGGCGTTATACGCTCGGGCAATGATAATAATGGCTTCGGCGGTGAAGTCGCAGCCTTTATTGTATTGCCTCCAAAGCGTTGAGACGCTGAGGCCGGTCTTGACGCTGATTTCGTTGATTGCCGCGTCTCCTGTTAACTGTTTGAAATAGGTTATCTTATCCATGCTTTTCATTATGAAATAAAAACTCTTTCATGTCAACACGCCGTGTGGCGTTTTGAGTTGAAAAAAAGTCTTTCATTATGGTATATTCATTTTCAGGTTGAAAAACAAAATGCTTCAAAATGAAAGGAATGTGATGGCGGACTACAAGATGCTTTTCCGAGACGGCTTCCTAGACAGAGCCAAGCGCATGAGCGGGCTTAAAACCGACGAAGCCTTCGCCGGAGCAATCGGAGTCAGCGAAAGCGTGCTTGCCCGAGCGAAGAAGACCAATGAATGCACACCGCTCATGATGGTCGGCCTGTATAAAGCATTCGGCTTCCAGCCCGGCGAAGTCAGCCAAATCAAACCAGTCGAAAACATGGGAAAGACAGCGTAATCCTGTTTTTCCATTCCAAAACCTTTTTCCTGACCTCAAGGAACAAAGCTCACACCCCAAACAAGCAAAGGAACACCAATCATGAAACTCAAAGACAAAGTAGTGGAAGCACTCAAAGAAGACGCCGAATCCGACTCCGGTTTCCTTAGCGGGTTCTCCAAATTAGACCTCTGCTTCAACGATAGCTTCGTCACCATCAACGGAGAAACCGAGGTAGGCCATGTCAGATACTCGCAAATCGCCAACGTCATGCTCGAAACCCTCAACCTCAACCCCGACGACGAGTACGAGGAACCGGAACTTCTGAACCCTCCGGCACCGCCGAAACAGGAAAAACCGGAAACCGCAATGGGCTTCCTCGAACAGCTGTCAAACCTATCCAATCAAGGCGAGGAACTGCTTGAGCGATTCGCTGAAAAAGAAGGCTCCGAAACCAGCGAAGACGCCAAAAACCTGAGAAGACTGTTAATCGGAGCCACCAGCCAGCTCGTGGTGTTCGGCATGGTCATCTGCATCAAGGAACGCTCCGCGGAGAAATGAAAGGCAGAAGCAAGAGAAAACGGCATAAGCCGGAAGGAGAACACCGTGAATGGACTGCTTAACCCGCCAAAACCGCCATACGAGGAACCAATCGACAACGCCGGACGATACAAGTTCCTCATCAACGAAAATAACGGTGCAACCCTCGTGGAAGCCAACGGAACCGAAACAATCACACTCGCACACATCAGCGAAGGCCGGTTGGAAGACCTCTCACACAGACTCTCGGAACGTTTGGGACAAACACGATAGGAGACACATCTTGTCAGACAGGCAAATCGTCGTGGAAGAAGAAATCTTCAACAAGGAGGAAGCCGCAAAATTCCTCAACCTCGGAACCGACAAGTTCGCAGAACTCTACAAACCATGCGCCGACCGTCAAGGCGGGAAAACAGTCACCTACAAGAAATCAGTGATCCTCGACCGATACGACGCACTCTGCAACCGATAAAACAATCTCAACCCGCAACCATCCAAGGAAGCATCCAATGACCACGCATCCACTACCAAAACCAGTGAAACCCAACGTCAAACACCAGCACGAACAGTACGGCACGCTCACCGCCGTCGCCACCATCTGCATAACAGGCACGCTCCTGTTCAGCTGGTCGGTACCGCAACACAGCTGGCAGGCCGTCATCTGCGCGCTGCTCATGCTCGCAAGCGTCCTCTACCTAGGCGTCATCGACGCACGCCATTACACCCTCGACCACGAGGACATGGAATAAAAGACTTCCCACCAGCCGACAGTCCAACAAAAAAACCAAATTAGGGACGTTTTTCGCGGACATCCACGTTCACCATTGTCGGCTGGCGGGGAACACATATAACTGAATATCGATTATTATCCACGCGCCGACCACATCTTGCTTTCACATACACTGTCGGCGCACTCGGTTGGGCGACGGTTCGCCCGTCCACGGATTCCAATCCTCTTCTCCTTTCTAAATATCGGCAGGCACTCCGGTGCCTGCGGGTCCTTTCTTACTATGCCTGGCTGCTTCAATCACAGTCGGCCGCGCCACCGATCGCGAACACGTTCAGGTCGTTGTTCCAACAGTCAAAGGGGCGTTAGGAATCCACGGACGGCACTGGTTCGACTCCAATGCCGGCCACTCAGCCCCATCCACTCGTCATGGTGGGGCACACAACTTGCAACAAGCAAAGGAAAACCAATGAGCACGATACGCTACATCAGCCTGTTCAGCGGAATCGAAGCCGCCACCGTCGCATGGCACCAGCTCGGGTGGAAACCAATCGCATACGCGGAAATCGAACCATTCCCCAAAGCCGTGCTCAGACAACACTATCCGGAAGTACCAGATTTAGGAGACATGACCAAAGTTGACTGGAAACAATACCACCATGCGGCAGATGTCGTTGTGGGAGGAAGCCCCTGCCAGGCATTCAGCATCGCCGGACTCCGGAAGGCTCTGGACGATCCACGCGGCCAGCTCATGCTCGAATATCTCCGAGCTTGCGCAGAAATTGATCCGGAATGGATCGTCTGGGAGAACGTGCCCGGAGTACTGTCGGCTGAACGCGGACGGGCTTTCCAGTCGCTCCTTGAAGCCGTGGCCGAACTCTGGCCTGATGGGGGGTGCATGGCGAGTGCTGGACGCTCAGTTCTTCGGTGTGGCCCAACGACGCGAGCGTGTGTTCCTTGTCGTCAACACTAGAGACTGGCGACGTGCCGCCCCGGTACTTTTTGAGCGCGAAAGCCTGTGCTGGGATCATCAGTCGAGCCGAGAGAAGAGGAAAAGCCTTGCCGGAGGAACTGCTGGCGGCGTTGGAAACGCAGATCCAGGCATTGGAAACTTGACCCCCGGTGAGAACCAGTCTCAGAGAGTGTACTCGTCTGACGGAATCGCCCCGGCATTGCAGGCTCGTGAGAATGGTGGGCAGGATCAGTCGGCTGTCATGTTGGACTTCCACCAGCAGGATGGAAGGTTCAAGGTGAAATCGAGAGAGAGAAGTGATGTGCAGTGCAGTGCGGACAGTCAATCGAACGCGGCACGGTGCTTTAATCTCGCGCCGACACTGATGGCACATGCAGGGAAAGACGCCCCATTCATCTATCCGACAGCCGATGGGAGAGGCTAATGGCCCTTACCTTCAAGATACGCGGTGGAGGAACGGGGGGGGGTAAGGGATTTCTGGGACAGGAAGAGCTTTCCGCCACACTCAGTACACGCAACGACCAGTTTCTACATACGGAGGATTCACACATGGATGGGTTGACCGTCAGAAGACTAACCCCGTTGGAATGCGAACGGCTCCAGGGGTTCCCGGACGGGTGGACGGATATCCCATGGCGCGGCAGGGAGCACGCGTCGGACGGGCCACGATACAAGGCGTTGGGGAACAGCATGGCAGTTCCGGTCATGCGTTGGATAGGCGAGGGGATTCAACTCGTGGAGGACAACAAGGAGCTTTTCGAGAAGGACGCGCAATGAGTGACATGAACATCAACGAATGGCCTGACCGGGAGATCAACGAACTCTTGGACGAACAGCCCGCAGGATGTCACTTCCACCAAATCGTGTTCAACGACGCGGGCGAAGTGATGAACCTCAAACCAGTCAAGGCATGACACCAATTCTTCCCATGCGCTTAGTGCGATTGGCGTATGGGACTTCGGGTGGAACGGCACAACAGGAACCGTCCACCGGCATCGTACGGGCTTTTTGAAGCCCCTTTCCCGTACGGCAGCCGGAGGCTTGGGATAACAGGCACGGTACCGACCGGTGGGTTCGACTCCCACACCACCCACGCAAACCATCAACAGATCGGAGAACACCATGGAAGACAACAGTCCAGAACGTCTTGACAAGAGCCTCACACGCTTGGAAATGGCACACCAGCTAAGCGAAACGGCGGAACTCATACTCGCCGACGTGAACAAGCTCGTCGCATACCTCGCCAGCGTTGACGCCAACGGCGATGGCATAGTCGATGAAGCGGTGAACTTCACATTGGAACGCGCCGGCAAGATCAGAAAACACGCGACCGCTATCAGGTATGGAATCTCAAACGCGCTTGAGAACGCCGACGCACACGAAAGCAGCGAAGAACGCAAACGGAGATTCGTAGACAATCTCCTCAACGGTTTGGGCGGTGAGTGAACGTGGACGGGCGGACGATCCGACAAGCCATATTGGACACGCGGTTCAGAGGCTACGACGTCGGCCAAGTGGACGAACTGTTGGAGAAGATCGCGCACGCCATGGACGTGCTCGACGCGGCGAACCGTGAACTATGGCGGAAAAACAAACAATTGGAACACCAGTTGGCAAGACCGGAGCATCCAACCAATGAGTGAACTCGTCACACGAACGAACTGGCGGCAGTCCATCACCGGCCACAAGTCCAACAGTGGTGGACGAACAGGCCGGAAACAAGCCGAAAAACCCACATTGACCGAACAGGGAATCGACGTGGACGAGTTCATCCGCGAAAACCACGCCCGCATACAGCGGCTACGCGAAACCACGCCACGCAACCGCAAACCCGAACCCACATACCGGAAAGTCTACGAAACATGGCTGGAACAATCCAAAACAGGCCATCCATCAGAACGCAGCATAGCGAAAGCGTTGGGAAAAAGCGTCTCCACCATCCACCATCACATTACGAACCTTGTACGTGACGGATACCTCATCAAAGACACGATCCGCGAACGGGAATACGTGCTGACCGGCAAACCATTCAACCCATCGGACATGGAGAAAGCGAAGCAATCACCGGACACGCTGGCCAGAATCCGTGAGGAAACAGTCAGACTCCAAAACGAGGGCGTCGCATTCGACCCGGCTGAATACGCGCGGATCATCAGCTGTCGTGTCGGCAAATCCGCGAAAACGGTACGCAACAATTTCGCCACGCTCCGCAGGGAAGGCGTACTGCCACCGGCTGAGAATCCGTTCGCCAGCCAGCGGAAACCAAAACCAGAACCGAAACCAACCGTTAACAAGGAGGAACCAATGGTCCAGCCCACCACACCGAAAATCACAGCGGACACCATCCCCACAACGAAACTCACCCCGCGCGACATCACCGTCACGGAGGCAGTACCGGAAAAACAGTGCGAGAGCCCACGCGCCATCATCGCGAACGCGCTTGTCGGCATCTACGACTCCATCTCCGCACTGCAACGCGCCGCATACCACGCCAACGACAAAGTGGTCTACATGTTCGCCACAAAACTCATGAACGGCGAACTTATGGACATCAAGGCTAACTACAGCAAGGACGTGGCGAAATGAGACTCAATTTCAACAGCAAGGATGGCGTTTTCACCGTCAAAGCCGAAAGCGAAGAGGAAAAAACCGCGCTCAAAACGTCGGCACCCGCCATCTGCAATCTCATCATCGATTTTTTTAACGGTGAAGTCCAGGAAATGAAGGTGGCGAAGGGATGAAGCGCATCCCACTCAAGGACACGGCGAACTCATGGATCTGAAAGCCAACTACAGCAAGGAAAACAAGTAATGGACAAGAAAACCCTCAACGACATCACCGAAAAATACGACAACACCAGTCCAGACCAACTCCGCGCCGACCTCGCCGTATTGACCGCGATCAACAAACGCAGCGGTGAAATCCTCAAAATCATCAAAACCGCATGGGAACACGACCACGACGGTGGAGACAAGGAAACCGTCAACATCGCAGGCGTCGAAGCCGGAGAAATCAGCCTCGGCAAAGGCGGCAACGGCAAATACACAGTAACCGACGAACGCGCATACGGCGCATTATTGCACGACAACGATTTCATGATTCCAGGCGGACAGCCAGCAGCCGAACAAGTCTGGATGCCAAGACGTGAAGCAATGGACGCGAAATACCTCGAAGACATGATCCGCGACCACGGCGGCGAACTGCCGGACGGCGTGGAATGGAAGCCGGGCAGACCGGGCGTGGTCACGTTCCGCAGCACGCGTGGCTTCGTGGACAAACTGTTCAGCGCGGAACTCGCCCCAACCGTCATGCGCCTACTGCTCACTGACGGATCGGAAAACAACACCGGGAAGGAAACCAAGGAATGAGCAACGAACTCACCATCCAAGACAATCAGGACGTATTCACGCAACGGCAACTGGCGGCGTTGGCTCAGATCGGCGTACAGGGAGCCACGCCAGCCGACCTTGCCGTGTTCCTCCACCAATGCCAGCGCACCGGCCTTGACCCGTTCAACCGCCAGATCTACATGATAAACCGCCGTCAAAAAGACCAGAACGGCAATTATATGCTGAAGCAGACCATCCAAGTCGGCATCGATGGTTTCCGTACCATCGCGCGTCGCGCGGCGGACCGTAACCACGAACTGTTCAGCGAGCCGGAAACCCTCTGGTGCGGCGAGGATGGAGTCTGGCATGACGTGTGGATTGCGCCGACCCCTCCGGTCGCAGCGAAGGTCACAGTCCGCCGTGGCGAAGGAGAGTTCACCGGCGTGGCCCTCTACCGCGAATACGTCGGAACCCGGTTCGACAAGTCAACTCAACGTCATGTGCCGAACAGCATGTGGGCTTCTAAACCAGCCACGATGATCGCGAAATGTGCGGAAGCGTTGGCATTACGCAAGGCATTCCCACAGGATTTGAGCGGCCTGTACACGGCCGACGAAACCGACATGGACGCCGTGCAGTCCGAGATCATGGAAGAGGAATCCGCAGTCAGAAAAAGCTATGGCAGTCGCGCTAGACAGCGGAATCACGACGAACAGACCGAGCGTCAGCCGCAGTCTTGCACGCCTGAACAGGCTGACGCCATCTTCACCATGCTGCGTGATTGCGGTGTCGCGTCGAACGAGGAAGCCGAGCAAGTGCTGCACCGGCTGACCGGCAAGCATGGATTGACACCACGACAGGTCAGCCGACAGGACGCAGACAATCTGCTCGTCGCAGCCCCTGATTTCGTTAAACGGAAAATCATGCAGGCATTGCAGGAAATCCGCAAACCACAGCAGGAACAGGTGGAAGTCGTTGACACGACCACCGCCGAACAGGAAACAAGCACAGAAACAGAAAACACGAACGAAGGAGAACGGCAGTGAGCCTGGCAAACCTGATAATCGATGGAAACGTCGGCAACGAGCCGGAAACCCGCACTTTCCAAAACGGTGGAGAACTCACCTCATTCCGTCTCGGACACGGTCAAGGCTACATGGACAAGCAGTCGAACCAGTGGGTTGACCAAGGCACCATGTGGTTGAGTGTGGTACCGCAGTCGAATGCCGCGAAGAAGCTGACTCCATATATTCACAAGGGTTCCCGTGTCGTCGTCTCAGGCCGTTTACAGGAGCGTGCGTACAAGGACCAGAACGGTACTGATCGTACCGTGCTGGAGGTTCGTGCGGACTCCATCAGTCTGATTCCACGACAACAGCAAGGCCAGCAGGACGGTTACGTGCAGCAGTCATACCAGCCGTCAGCACAGCAGCAGCCGCATGGAGCCGACCCGTGGGCTGCGCCAACCGGCACGCCCGACAGTTTCGGCGGTTTCGGCGAAGCGCCGGAACCGGAGTTCTAAATGGTGCCATTGGCAGGATACGACCCGCCAGCATGGTGCGAACGGCATGAGTGCCCCTACATCGGACGCTCATGCCCCGAATGCGAAATGGAAACGGAAGACTATTACGCGGATATCGGCGACGCCAATATCTGGGATTTGGAGTGAACATTGTTCGATCTGGACGTTTACGGGGAACCGGTCGCGAAAGGCCGTCCAAGATTCTTCGGCAGGCACGCCATCACACCGGAACGCACGCGCACGCAGGAAGAACTGATCGCGGGCGAATTCCTACGACACTACCCACAGGCGCAACCGTTGGAAGGCGAAGTCATGATGACAATCGTCTTCTACAAGAGCCGCCATGGCAAACCCGACTTGGACAATCTGGAAAAACTCGTCAAGGACGCGTTGAACGGACTCGCCTACACGGACGACCAGCAGATCAAACTCACCCTGTGCGCGATGCTCGAACCCGACCGCATGGCATTGGGCAAACGGGCGTTCGGACTGGTGAAACGACGGCAGGGAATGCCATTGACGTACGGCGGCATCGAATACGAGCCACACACGGGAATCCACATCGAACCATTGGGCGGAACCATCCACGACGGCATACGCCATGCCACGGAAAGCATGAAAGGACTGTTGCATGACGCGGGCAACGATGCGCGATATCGATGAAATGAGTTTCAACATCCAAGTCTGGGATTACATGAACTGGGCTTTGGGAGACAGGAGCCTTGGTTTCGACAGGCGGTTGCATTGGATGGGCGAACCGGTCAGTGTCACCACGCTCCGAAACGCGGATAAACCGTTGTCGGAGGTGTTGGACGAAGCCCGCACTGTCGCCGCGGACAACGACATGCGCGTCTGGGTTGTAGTCCAACACGTCACCGGCATGGATGTCACGGGAAGCCTCGTGCTGATTCCACCGGAAGCATGGACGCGACTCAGCCAACTCGACACAAACCGGGAACTCGACGGAATCCACTTTATCCAGCTGGCTGTCGGCAACGGGCTGGGAGTGGTCAGCCTCTACCAGTTCGCACTGCTCATGAACCATTTCCAACCGCTCGGACCGGACGAATCGAAGGAGGTTTGACATGGTTGAAATCCGCCAATCCTCCTACATGTGGCAGAACGTGAAACTCAACCGCATACAAGCCGTCCTGCTGGTGGCATTGGTGCGTGACGGACGATTGCCGGACGTGGACTGCGAATGGTCGAAACAGTATCGGACGATCGACGCTTTGGAGGCGCGCGGACTGCTTGTCAAGCATGATGACGGACTGGTGGAGCCTACCGGTTTCGGACGTGAATACGTTGACCACATCCTCACGCCGGTGGAGACGCATAGCACGGCGACATCCAAAAGATTCAACAAGTACTGGAACGACCAGTACGCGCATCCGAAAACATACCACTACAAGCCGGAACGGTTGCGCGTGGTGTGCGCTAGGGGAGCGGAATGAGACATCAGCAAACCATCATCGACAAGGACAGATCATGAAACACAACGAACCGGAAACCATGTGCAGCCTGGAATGGTTGAAACACGAACGCCGCAAAGCATGGCAGGAAGGCTACGCGGCCGGATGGAAAGACCAGGAATGCGACTTCCCGCAATATACAAGCGAAAACCCATACAAGGAGTAGGCAAATGAAGAAAATCCTCGAAAACATGATCATCAAATGGCATCAGGCGGGATACGCGCTCGACGAGATCGCGCCACTCGTGCCACAAGTTCCCAAAGCCGAAATCGCGGCCATCATCCACCAGTGCGATAAGGAGAACGTCGAATGAAATACAACCCGTTTGGAATCGTGTTCGGCATCGTGTTGACGGTCTGCCTGTGTGTCGCACCGATCATCATATTCGCAATCAGTTAAGGAGTCCTAAAAATGAGTGACAACGTCAATCATCCAAAGCATTACGAGAACGGCCCGTTCGAATGCATCGAACTATCCAGACTGCTTAGTTCCGACTGGGGCCAAGTCGTCCAATACTGCTTCAGATGGCAGCACAAGAACGGTGTGGAAGACCTCAAGAAGGCGCTCTGGTTCATCAATGACGCGCTCAAGCATAGCGTGCCGCCAATTGCTGCATGGAATAGCGAGGATGCCTGCGACTCCAAGGCCAAGGCCGATACGCTTCTCGGAATACTGGCGACTGAGAACTGGGCTGATCTCGGACGATTCTGGCTGGAATTCGAGCGCGGAACCCCATGGTCGGTACGTCGGGCGCTCACCGAAAAGATCAATGAAATCGAGAAGGAAGGAAAGTGATCATGGAACACATCGTGCAGTTCGCCATCGGCATTGACGACAAGGCCATTCAGAACCGCATAGAGGAATACGCCTACAGGGACGTGCTCGCCAAAAACGCCGTGGACAGTGTTTTCGCGCACACGAACGCGTATTCGCGGGACATCATGTGGAAGAGCCTGATGGAGGACGCTTTGCAAAGCTTCCTCGAAGAACGCAAGGACGAGATCATCGACAAGGCCGCGAACATGCTCGCCGACCGGTTCCAACGGACGAAGAAGTATCGGGAAGCCATGGGTGCTGTCATCGAAAAGGACGGTGAATGATGGGCGGATTGGGCGAGGTTGATAAAGCTCTGATTGTCGCGTTCGCGGTGGTCATCGCCATAGCCCTTTTGTCTGGACTCGGCATCTACGCGTCTTTGCATGTGGCCACGCATCCCAGTTACGGCATGACGACGGTCAAGACCGGCGACGTGACATGGGTCTGTCTGACCGACCATGGCACGACCATCGGCTGCGACACGGTGGAGGAATACCAGTGAACGGCTACATCATCTGGCCGAAGGGTGACATGAGACTGTACACATGCCGAGTGTACAAGACGCTCCAAGAGGCATCGGATGTGGCTCAGGAGCGTGCTGACTTCCACCACAGGCCGTATGAAGTGCGCGCAGTCAACGAGACTACGCAGCGAATCATTAAGACCATCGAACCAAGGAGACGCAAATGAGCGGAAAAGTGCGAGTCGGCACGAACAAGTTGACGTTCACCGTGAGCGCGTTCGATTATCCAAGGGAAGATTTTGCGACTGCTGTCGTGGATGTTCCAGTTTACGCGAAGCCAGACAACATTCTCAATAACCAGCGATCAATGTCGGTCGAAGCCGTTATGCCGGAAGATTTCAACGAGAAGGTAAGGCACGCATTGCAAGTGTTCGCCGACACGCTCGAAGCATCATTCAAGGAGGAGGCCACGGATGTTCGACAGAAAGCATAGGAAAGTCCGATACGTCAAATGCCCATACTGCGGCAAAAGCCCAGTCATCTCGGAAGGCCGCAGCTTCAGGGACAAGAACAGGATCGTCATGCATTACGAGTGCCCAGCCGGGCATCTGACCACAGGCGACACGCCATATCCACGCGAAGCATTGGACATTTGGCTTCTCGCAGTCGGCAAGGTGCTGAAAGTCGATGACGTGATATGCGACTACTTCGCCAAACAGCAAAAGAAGGAGGCAGGCTGATGACCGAGCATGAGGAATACTGCGTGAGCATCCGCAAATCCTACATAATGCCCGACCACACGCTGGAAGGATACACGGTGACGTTATGGAGGTGGAACCCTCTCGACGAAACATGGTGGTATGCGGCCATGCGTGCCTACCTGTTCGCGGACTACAACGGCAGTCGCAGGAAGGCGTTACGGCAGGCGAGACGGGACGCGAGAAAACTCGCCGGAATATTCAACTGCACTAACTATGACACCAACGAGGAAGGAATGTGGCAATGAGCGTGCTATACCACGGTGGGGTTCCAGACCTGAAACCCGGCGACATCATCGAACCGGGGCACAGTCGAGACAATTACGACGATTGTCCCATCTGCCGCGCCAGACGCGAAAAAGGCGCGTCTGCCATCGAAGGCACCGGCCACCCGGAACAGGTGTACTGCAGCAGATACCGTGACTACGCCGCATTCTACGCGTCAATATACGGCAAAGGTGACGTGTACCAGGTGCGTCCCGTCGGAGGGGTCGAAGACTCCGATGAGGACTTCGACGGCTGCTACCGGTGCGACCGGCTGGTGGTCGTAAGGGCCGTCGAAAGACACGTCACCCTCACTCCGAAACGTCGCCGGAAGGTCATCCGGCTCATGCAGCGTTTGGGGGGTGGCATATGCCTGAACCCGCTGCCACGAAACGCCACCCCGGAAATGATCGAACGTTGGGCGGCACGAGAATACGCCGACATGCGGCACATCATGCGCGAAGCCGAAAGGAGCATCAAATGAGCATAAGAGTGGGAACAACCTACTTGGCGATATGCGACTATCCGGGCTGTTACCTGGGGTACGAATTCTGGGAACCAACCAAGAAAGCCGCAATCAGTGACGTTATCGACGATGACGAATACAAGGGGAATGATACGAAATGAGCAGTCAATACACGGTTTGCTCGCTGTTTTGGGAGGATCGGGGCCACTGCTATCACTTAAAAAACCAGGGGATGCTTGAAGATTTACTGAACGATGGTTGGGAGATTTCACGGGTGGATACCATGCCGCAAACGAACTTTCCATCTGGCGCATTCGGCGCCACGAACGTCTACGTTCTCGAAAAGCAAAGCGATGACACGAAAAAGAGCAGTGCGTCAGAACCCCTCCCGCATGACATGGGTCTACGTGTGGGAATCCTCCCGCATGACATGGGTCTACGTGTGGAACTCGACACGAACGGAACATACTACCTGAAAAGCGGATGGAAAGAACGCTGTGACTGGATTTATGGGCTTGCTTGGAGGTATACGGATGGTTCCGGCATCGTATCCGTTTCGCGGCCTGACAATCCTGTTCCCATCGCAATCATGAATAGCCACGTGAGGCTAGCAGTCTCATTCGATGAACATGAAACCGGAACCACCGGGCAAAACAAGGAGACGAACATGAAGGAGACAAACCGATGAACGACGATAAGCAGCATGCGGTGTGGCGTGACAGCATCGAAAAATACGGCAAGGAGACGCAAAGCATCGTCTGCATGGAAGAATGCTCCGAACTCATCCAAGCCGTCAGCAAGCGTCTTCGAGGCAAGCCTGACGCCACCGACAATCTTGCGGAGGAAATGGCCGACGTGATCATCTGCCTGTACCTGCTCAAGGAAATGTACGACATCACCGACGAGCAGTTAAATGAATGGATCGCACGCAAGACGGCAAGGCAATCCAAGCGAATGCAAGCCGATGACCCATTCCTGGAAGGCAAGGACGCGGAATGAGCGCGTACCAACCTGTTCTTGACCCTGCTTGCGGCGGGCGAATGTTCTGGTTCGACAAGTCAGACAGCCGTGTGCTCTTCGGTGACGTGCGCGACGAAAGTTGGGAACTATGTGACGGACGCAGATTCGAAGTCAAGCCGGACATGCTGATGGACTACCGCGATCTGCCGTTCCCGGATGAGACGTTCCGTATGGTCGTGCTCGACCCACCACACTTGCGCAATGCGGGAGAGACGAGCTACATGGCGCAGAAATACGGATGCCTCGACCAAGAGACATGGAAAAACGACCTTAAGACAATGTTCAGCGAATGCTTTCGCGTATTGCAGCCTTGCGGAACGCTGATTTTCAAATGGAATGAGACGCAGATACCCGTCTCTCAGATCCTCAAGCTCACCGACCATAAGCCGCTCTTCGGCAACAAACAGCCGAACCGCACCGGAACACATTGGATCGTCTTCATTAAGGAGGATACGGAATGAGTAGGGCTGAAACTACCGCCATGCTGTCCGAGCTGGTTGAGAAGCGTCTGAAGAACCGCGTCAGCTTCTGGGCAAGCGAGGTGAATTTCGACTTGGGCACCTCGAAAAACAGACGAATCGACTTTATGGGATTCAAGCCGTTCACGCCCGGCTATGTGCTCATGCCGGCAAGTGTGGAACTTGGCGAGTTCTCCTGTTACGAAGTCAAGTCCTGCATGGCGGATTTCAAATCAGGCCATGGGTTGACGTTCTACGGGGACGTGAACTACCTCGTGACCACAAGGGAACTGGCCGAGGAACTGCGAGTCAACTACCTGCTGCCACACAATATCAATCAAGTGCTCACACCATCGAAAAAAGGCGACAAGCTCGTACCGCTTTTCGACGTGTCCGGCAAGTGCCCATCCTACAGGTGCCGCGCCGCAAGCGAAATGCTGTACGCGATGATCGAAGCGAACGGAAAGAGGACGAATTGAGCATCATGCTTGACGAGGCCAACGCTTACGAGCGTGGCATGGATGATGATTTGACTTTTCAGACGGTTCGGGAGATTGCCGGTACGGCGTACATGGCCGGACGGTCCGCTCCACCAACTGCCGTTGAGATTGAGGCCGTGGCGAAACGGCTCTGCTGGAACAGCTGCAAATGGGATGGCGTCGATAGTTACGCGGCGACAGACGAGGATGACGCATGGAATTATGCCGGTGAGATTCCCGGCTTCCATGAGGAATATATCAGACAGGCCAAGGAAATGCTTGAAATAGCACGGAAGGCGGCAAACGAATGAGCATCGAGGACAGGGCTGAAACCATCGCCGTCGCCGTCGCGGTAATGTTCTTCGTCATATTCATCGCCTTCATCGGCTATATCTGCTGGGCTGAAGCGACGGCGGACACCATCATCCTCCGTGATGACGGACAATCATACGCATGTCAGACCAGCAGAATATCCCCAGCGCCACACAACTGCAAACCGGTCAAGGAGAAACGATCATGAGCATCAGATACGTGGAATGTGCCCACTGCGGAGAAGTCGTCGGCACATATTACGTGACCTGCCCGTACTGCGGATACAAGCTGGCCGCGCGCAATCCGACAGGCATGGAACCGCTGTATGGCATGACCGACGACGAATTCTACAAGCGATTCGGGAGCATGTGATGGAAGATGTTGGAATTCTTCCTTGGCCCCCACCAAGCTTGGCGGAACTCGAAGAAGCTTTGGATTCGATGGACCACGACGGAACCACAAGAGGAGATTAGGCGATGGCTAGACGTGGCTACGTGCAGCTCGTGAACGGCTTCTATGACAACGACAAGATACGTGACCTCGTGCGCATGGGCCGCGCCGATTCCGTTGGCGTGTACTGCATGGCGCTCTCGTTGTGCGGGGACAGGCTCACGGACGGTTTCGTGCCACGTCGCGCCATGCTCTCCAACATCGGAGCGACACCGGAACAGGTGAGGGCGCTCGTGGACGAGGGAATGCTTGAAGAGGTCGAAGAAGGCTGGCTGATCCACGACTACACCGCGCACAATCGCACCAGAGAGCAGGTATTGCACGCCCGCGCCGACGCCAAGGAACGCAAAAGCAAATCCCGATGTCACAGCAGTGTCACAGCAGTGTCACAGCGTGACATGCGTGTGACATCGGGACAAACACCAGAACACCAGAACACCAGAACACCAAAGAAAGAGAAAGAAGAATATTCTTCTTCTTTCTCCAAAGAAAGCGTGAAGGATTTCGGTGATTCGCAAGAGTGCGGCGAAACGGACAGGACGCTGGCCGTGGAATATCCGAATCTCGATCTCGAATCCGCATGGCTCGCATTCGTACAACACCATTACGGCGAAACACGCTCCGTCAACGACTGGACGCGCCTATGGAAAGGCTGGTGCCAACGCCGCGCCAACATGAGCGGCATCCCACAAAAAACGCCACATACGCACACATGGGCGTGCGAACACACGCTGAAACGCCTCGGCATTAAATCACGCGACGACGTACAAGACATGACCAAAGCACAGCAAATGGCAAACCAGCTCAACAAGGAAGACCGAAATGGAAGAACCTGAACTCACCGAACAACAAAAAACAGCCCTCAGAAAAGCAATCGGCGACATCATTGGAGACTACACGCCGTGGGTGCTGATCGTGGAAACCACGCCACTTGGAGAAACAGCCACGGCATACTCCGAAAGCGTGACCGACACGCATTCCAGCGCGTTCACCATCATCGGACTGTTGGACAACGAACTAACCCAACGACTCAGCTAGGTTGCGTTCAAAGGTGCATGGTAGAATCATCCAAGCCGGTTCAATCGCACGCCATAAGGCACTGGCCTAGGAAAACCATACCCAACGAAAGGCCAAAAGCGATTGCCGGAATGCAAAACCCGCTCATGCTGGCGTGAGCGGAACCCCGAACGCCAACTATGCCCCAACTGTGAAACCCGCCTCACCGACAACCTGACATGGCTGGCGAAACACCTGCCATCATTGGAAAACGGGAAACTCAACCGCATCAACAAAAACAGGGACATGAACGGCAACGGCGGAAGCGGATACTCCGCAACCCCGCCACTGCGCGAAACCATCTACGATCTCCTGTACGAGCGTGACGAACATGGACTGGACGGCGTGCAGCCCACCCTCCAGGCGTTCGCCACATGCCTAGGAATCCAATGGATGCACGTCACGCCACTGTCCGACCTCGCCAAACGAATCCTCGACACGAAAACAGGACACACCCACTACCTGCTCTCCACGGCAACACCCGTATACGCGGAACAAATACGCATCCTAGTCAAGGAATGCTCACGCATCCTCAACCAAGGACACGCCGTCAACCTCGGCACATGCCCCAACACCGACTGCAACACGCCACTGACAGCCGACGAAACGGCGACCACGGTCAAATGCCGCGGATGCAAGAACACGTGGAACATCAACTACCTAAGAAGCATCATGAACCAGAAAATACTCGAATCAGACTACACGGGCACCATGCGCCAGATCATCAACCTACTCGCACAATCCACCGGACAGATCGTCAACACGAACACGTTCAAAAGCTGGGTGCACCGCAACCAACTAAAACCAGCGGGTGGAATCCACGGACACCCCACATACCGCATCGCGGACGTATATCGGCTCCTGATCCGGCTCCAACAGGCCGGACAGACAACCGACAGCGTATGGCAGCTGCTCTCCAAACAGAAGGCAGAATAATGGCACGAATCATCATCGAAGACAACGGACACACGATCACATACGAGAACGTGTCCAACATCCACGACCGGCAAGACCGGAGCGCCACCACCACAAACATATTCCGCAACACGGCAGAACGCACCCTGCATACGCTCACATTCCTCACGCCAACGGCAAACAGCATCCTCTGAAAGAAAGGCAAAAAATGAGCGAAATCATGCAAATCACCGGCAACACCGACAACATCGCATACCAGCATCCACACGACGCCGGAGCCGACCTGAAATCATGCGAGGACACCATCATCCCCGCCAACGGGCGCACGCTCGTGCACACCGGCGTATACGCGGCAATCCCTCACAATCACGCGGGCCTCGTATGCCCCCGAAGCGGCCTCGCGCTGAACCAAGGCTTGACCGTGCTGAACGCGCCTGGAATCATCGACAGCAACTATCGCGGCGAACTATGCGTGATCCTGCACAACACCAGCGAAAGAGCCGTCAAAATCACGGCGGGACAGCGCATAGCGCAACTTGTCATAACGCCCGTCGCGCACGTGAAAATCATTCCGGAAAGCCAACTGCCGGAAAACACGGAACGAGGCGAAAACGGATTCGGCAGCACCGGCGAATAAGCCGACAACACTCGTAAAACAGACACTCGACAACCCTGGACAGGAACAATCATGAGAATCCACATCGTCACCGCTGACGTGCAAGACAAGGACAGATACAGGGATTACACGACCCTCCCACCGGAAAAGTATCCTTATCTGCCAACTGTTCGCGAGGATACGGAAGTCAAGTATGGCGAGTTCGTCAGCATCATGGGTGTTTACGGTTCGCGTGACCGGGCAGAACATCGCGTGGATGAACTTGTTCGCGAAGGCTTCACTGTTTTCCCGATCGTCGAATGCGTTGTGGACGCGAACTGTTGGAAATACATAGGAGGCCACGCGGAATGAGCGTCGCCGACACGACACAGGACAACACCACCAAGGAGGCACAATGAAAGCACTCGACTTCACCAAGAAGAAAAGCAAACTGGTAGACAAGCTGGTAAAACTCGGATTCCATTATCAAAGCACCGACAAGGAGCCAGCTAGTCTGCGAGGACCCTCACGACTGATAACCACATGGGCGAACGTCATGAATGGCGTGACCCTGCAAATCATCGATGCGTATGACGAACGCCATGGCGAAAACTACGAACTGATTACAACGAAGCGCAAATACGTCAGGATAACGGATGATTGCACTAACATAAGCGTCACCATGTCGTTCGAAGAGTTCATGGAATTGGAAGAGATCACGAACAGCAAGGGCAGCACATTCCCACGCCCGGAAACATCCTTCAAAAGAATTACTAACGAGAACTAGGGGATACGTGAAATGAGCGAGACAATCAAAATCAGTGGAAAGTGAGCGCGTCATGCGAATCTACCTAGTAACTGCGAACGCACAGGATCACAACGAATACATCGAGTACCGGGATCAACCATATAATCCCGATTCGTTCACTGACACCCCAATGCACATGGGCGAAACATCATACACCGCAGGATTTGTAAGCATCATGGGCGTTTACACGACACGCGAACAAGCGGAGACACGCGTAAACAAGCTCACCCGCGAGAAATTCCCGGACTTGCGAATCATCGAGATTGAAGCGGACTCTGACTGTTGGCAGTTCGTCGGTGGAGGTTGGCTCTGGTGAACAAGCAAATAATCACAGCGGACCATCTGAACGCCACGCACTTGGGCAAGCGAATCACCATCAACAGCTTGCATGGCACCGTCGTGTCAGGCAAGCTGAAAGAAATCAGCGCCGACTACGCCATCATGCCCAGTGTGGCGTCTTACTTCCCCTACAAAGAAAACAAAACATTGGAGTACAGTAAGGACGTTCACATCATCTTGCACTTGTCGAACCAAGTCAACGACGATATCAAAACAACCGTACGCGAGGACACGGAACTACAGGTAGAAGACGAACAGGTAGACCATTTTGTTAACGTCTTCGGCAAAATGGTCAGACTCGAAAAGGAGACACAATGACGTCACCAACCACCAAAGAACTGCTCATGCGCGTGATCGCCGTGGAATCACCGAAACTGTTCGACGGGTCAGACAACGAGCCAATCGAAGTGACCTCCTACTCCTATCAAGAAGAAGGAACGCGTCTCTGCGATACATGCGACTATCCGGAACTGCTGTTCATAGGATACCGGACACGCGGCGGAAAAACGAAACATCTAAAGTATGAATACTTCGGCCTACCAAACCTGCTCGAAACATTGGACAAGTGGGATAGGCAACACGACGATACGAGGAAGTCAGACGCATGAAATGGTTCACCAGCGACCTGCATTTCGCACACCCATTCGTGGCCGCGCTACGCGGTTACGCGCTACCCGGATACGCTCGCGACGAATCAATCAAACAACAGGCTGAACGCGACGGCAGACAGCTCAAGGATTGTGTTGACTGGCGTCGGCACGACCTCGACATCGTACAAGCGATAAACACATATGTCGGCAAGGAAGACGAACTCTACATCCTCGGAGACATCAGTTCCGGCAGCACGTGGAGCGTCGAACAGGCGATAATGCGCATCCAGAATCTACAGGTCCCACGCAAACGCAGACACCTGATTCTCGGCAACCACGAACTCTACGCATCCAGCCGCACGCTGGAAAAGTTGGCAAGCGTGTTCGGGGAAGTCGGAAGAGTCGGCATCACCGAAATCAGAGACGGGCGGGGCAACAATCCACACACGGTATTTTTAAGCCACTTCCAATGGCGTGAAGACTTCACGCAAAGCAAACCACTAGGCGCAGTCTCAACCAATTGGAACGCGCCGGAATTAGCCGAATACGCGATACCACGCATGAACAACACTCTGCTCCTGCACGGACATACGCACGCGTATGACCCGCTTGAGTTCGGCAGGCATCACAATGAGATCAACGTCGGATTGGACGCATGGTGTTTCGAGCCAGTCAACGAAGCCGAATTGGTAGACAATTGGCTACACACTGCGTTAAACGTAACTGAGTGATCTACAATGGCACATGAATGGGGGCGGATTCAAACCACCCCCACTATTTTTCAGTAATCAACACCCTTGGATTTCAATTCCTCCAAAAAATCATCCCACTGCTCTCTCGTCGGAATACTCAACCCAGATTCCGGATGCCAACGCGCATACCAGCAAATCAAACAATCTCCCTGCGCACGTTGGAAAAATCCATCAATCCAAGACGGATCGTCTGCTTCCCTACGCGCAAGTTCCAAAGCCTCCCTGCAAGCCGGCTCCATATGATCTTCAAACCACTTAACATCCGCATCCGTGCTTGAATAAATGGCGTGATAGATAGCTCCCGGGTTAACACGGAGCGACACCAACATCTCAGCCTTCACACGTGTCTTAAATTCTTCACGCCTGTCCCAATCGTACATTCCGTCAGCAATCAGCTGCTTAACATACGGGTCACAATGTTCAGCCAAAAACCACGCACGGTCTGTAATATCTCTAAGCGTTTGGAACAAACACCTCACATCGTCGGAAAGCGGGCCGACCCGTCGAGGGAAATCACTCAATCTCATTTGTCAATCCTTGTATTATCAGTGTTTTAACGAGTGTTCGCAAGTCGCTGGAATCCGGTCTCGTCATCCTACTTGCCTAGGTAATCCTGCAATCCATCGCCAGCCCTGCCATTCAGCCCGCGACGGGACATGTCGTAATAGTCGAGCATCTGCGGGCTGTTCCACCCGCCTGCGGCCATGATGTCCCTGTCCGGCACGCCGGCGTCACGGGAGAGCGTGCAGAACGTTCGCCGCAATGAATGCGGCGAAATATCCGGCACGCCAACACGCAATGCCACGGACGATACGATGCCCACGGCGGTCTGCTGTCGCAGACGCACGCCGGAATCCTCGCGGAACACCGCACCGTGCCTACGTCCGCCGATAAGTCGTGCGAGAGCCTTGGACGCCTCGGAGGGAATGGCCACACGCTGGGACCAGTCGCCCTTGCGGTCGAACCGCACCCACGGACGCCCGTCATTCAGACGGCAGTCTTCGACATCCAATCCGAGCGCCTCGCTGACCCTCGCACCGGTCAACAGCAGCAGACTGCACAGGGCATCCGTCCGCGCATCCATACCGCGTGCTTCGTCCAGAAAAAGCCTAGCCTGCTCGCGGGTGAGGTACGAGCCGTCCGAATGACCGTACAGTTTCGGCCTACGTACATGCTCGCCCGGATTGCAGTCGATATACCCCTCCTCGCAGAGGTAGCGGTAGAGGCCGCATATGATGCTCAGATTCTTGCACACCGTGTTTTTCGCTGCTGGCTGCATTCCGTCGTCATAGGCGGCGAACACCTCGATATGGGTGCGCTTCGCCCGCAGCATGTCGATGCCATTATCCGAACACCAGCGGAGCCATCGCGATACGACGCTCCGATACTGCGCACTTGTACCCGTCGTCAGGCCGGCGAGAAAACCGGCGATCATGTCGCTCACCGTTTCCATATGCGCACCGTCTCCTTGCAGATCAAAGGCTTGTCGGCCGGACCTTTGACGAATGGCGGTATCCACTGCCTACGCCTCAACGAATGATTCGGCCCATACGCCTGATCGCGCCAGAAACCACGCACGATGAAACGATGCGAATACTCACGTCGCACCCGTTCGTCATCATCGGCGCTTCCGCCCGGACGATGCAGGTTCTCACGCAGCACCAGCATCTTGACCTTGCGTATTTCCGGGTCGAAACGCGGCGGCAGGGGATGTGCCATATCGGGTTTCGCCGGTTTTGCCTCGCAGATATGCGGTTCCGCGCTCAACGCCCATACCGCATACAGCAGATCGCCGAACCATCGGAAACCGCCGAAATGCTCATTGAAAACGCTGTTGGCGAATCTGATGACCGGCAACGAGAATGATTTCGCGTCGCATTCCGCGAGGGCGCATGGATGGTCCGTGAAGCCCATCAATTCGATATCGCCGTTGCCATCGCATTGCCAGAAGAGCGCCGACACGTGGGCGTCTCCGACCTTCCTTCCCGTCGCGTCGTCGATCACGGGGAATGTGACGGTTTGGACATCCCCGTCGAAGAAGATAAGCCCGCTTTGCGCCGGCGCGTCCAATTTCGGGAAATCACCCGCCCGGACGGTATCTTCCGCCAGCGCCGTCATGTCCCGGCTGATCCACCAAAGCTGCGCGACGGCGAGATTGTCAGCGAAATTCCAAGCCGCTTCCACGCTCCGCTCGTATTGCGAGTGAGCAGCCATCTCCTCCTTTAATGCGACCCGCTCGTATTCCGCGAGTTTGTCGCGGATCAACGGCAAGTGGGATGGGATGAGGCGAAGTCGCCTGTTTTTGCCGCGCGCCATGTCATGCCTCGATCTCGTCACGCCACGACAACATATCGCGCGTAATCAAATCCCCGGACGACACTTGCACGTAAAGCCACGCACGATAACCAAACCGAGCCGACTTGTCACGCCTGACAAAAGCCTTAAGCCACATCCAATGCAGCCAAAACGTGCCACGATAGCGGTAGACCTCCCTGTTCGTAGACCGGTCGAACTTACAAAACTCATAAAACAGCATGAGAAAACCTCGATTATGGTAGAAAAATGCAAAAAATGGTAGTTTCTTGAGACGTTTGGTGTTTGAAAACTGCGCGTAACCGCCGATCACTGCCGGAACATGCTCGCTAGCCCATCGAACATGTGCGAGTAAGCTTGCTGAACATTCCTAAGCCCATAACGGTACATAGTCATATGAGCTTTATCCGACATGGCAAGCCGAAACCACCTATCATCCGGGAACGCAACCTTACGCAGCATTTCATCCTCGCTCACCGAACGCATCACGACATGCTGCGGAAACATCGCATCGAACACGCATACGCACAACCCGAAAGCAATCAACTCGGTTTCATCGGACACGTAGCGAAAATCCTGCCGGGCACGCTCCAAAACATGCACGCGATCAAAAGACGACGAATCCAACAATCCAGCGAACTCACGAATAGTGTCATCATCCAAGCCGCCGCACATCGGCTCAAACTGCACCACATCGATCAAATCATCCCGCATGTCGGGAATCAAACCGCCCGAACCAATGTCAGGCGTGCCATAATCATTGAAACGTGCCCACCATCGAGCGACAACCCGACCGACATAGCCGACAATCTCGGACGGCAACGAAACATTATTAGAAACTTCCATGATAGAATCTCCCTTGCAATTGCTCACACAAACTGATTGATTGCAGCGGGGGAGCGGCCTTCACCCGCACCCCCGCACACTTTTTCGCTCAGGCGTTCAGGCGTGCCACTGCACCACGCTCACACCGTCAACAAGCACATACGACGTGCCGTCACCATTGCCCGATATGGCCGCATCCCACTTGCACACATGCTGATAGGCGGAACCCCCATCAACCGCGACGGAACCATCCTCGACAAAACAAGCCGGAATATCCGCCCACGAGAACGCGGAAGCGACGGAACCGGGATTATCACGACGCCACGCATTCCAAGACTCAACAGTCTCAGCCGACGCGCTACCCAACGCCTGGGCCTGATCCACGGATTCCAAACGACAGCCAGCACAAACGGCTGCGACAATCACCGCAATGAGAAAAACGTTACGAACCTTATTCATGAGCATGGTTTGCTTCTTTCCGGCAGACCATGTAAACTGTGGTCTGCCTGATTATTTTTGTTGAGAGGTAATTAAGGCGCCGCCACCGCTCAGAACAGTGGCGGCAAATTCTTTTATGCGGCAAGCTTGAGATTATGGCTTGCGAGATAGTCGGCAATCTGCTCTTCCAGCCGCGTATCAACGTCCGTGTAATAGTCGCGATACGCGATCACACCACCCGTACTATCGAACGCGACATACGCGACGCGACGGCCTGTGGAATCACGGAATCCACGTGGCTTATGCACGTAAGCGCCGAACACGTCGGCTAGTTCCTTGACCGATTTGCCGCCAGGGATAGTCACCTTGCGCACTATGATCGCGCTGGACGTGGCAACCACCTCATGAGGTTCAGTCTGCGGCGGAACCTCGGGAATCTCAGCCGTAACCGGCTCAGGCTCAACCGCAGCCGATTCAGGCTCAGCCGGTTCCGGTTCCACCGGCTTGACCGGTTCCGGCTCAGTCTCAGGCTCAGGCTTGACCGCCTCACGCTTAGAACGCTTAGACTTAGAACGCTTAGGCTTAGACGTGATGGAATCAACGAACACCCAATCAGGCGCGTCAACAAGGCCAAACACCGGCTTGATCTTGGGCGCGCCCGGGCGGAACGTGCCAACCGGATTGACCTCACCCGCCCGAAAATCACATGCGGCACCACACATAGGCATGAGAAGATACCCCTCACCGCCCCAGCCAGTCGTCTCGAACGGGGCATCAACGTCAACCACCGGGCCGATCCAAACACCGGAATACCCTGTGGAAGTCAGAAACTCAACGGACTTACCAAGAGCGGCAACCCTCGTCAACAGTTCGGACACATATGTCGGATTCAAGTAAAACGACGTGACCGTTTCACCCGAACTCGCACCCACGCAGCCAACGCCCGGCAGCTGATAGGACATTCCAATCTTGTTAGTGACCGCGACACCATTGGCCGCCATGGAAAAACACAGCGGATCATAACGGCCCGTCTTAAGTTTCACCACAACGTCCTTGAGCTGTTTCACGTCGCAGACGAAACCACGGCCGTAACCGTTATCATCACGCCTCTTGCAAGTCCAGCAGCGTGCGATAGCCTCACTTGGGAACTCGCCGTCAGACACGGCAGACATGAAAACATTCCACCCGGCTATCATGCAACCAACCGAAACGGCACCGCCGTAGTCGTCCTTGCGGTATTCCAAGCGTAGACCGCCGATTGTTTTATCTGTGAACAGTTTCAGGAACCTGGCACGTGCGAAACAATCGAACCCCTTACCGCCGTCACGGTGGATAACGGCACCGCGAACGCACGCCACGGCCATGCGGAAACGGTCAGTGGATTGCAAGCGCAACATGCCGCCCGCCATATCCATGTCAACCGCAGTCAACACCGGACGATTCTCTTCCTTGGAAACACAAGGCTCAACAAGCTTGAAAGCGCGCGCGAACTCACCCGAATCCATGGTCACGGCAAACAGCGGGTCAACTTGACCACGCTTAGCACGAACACCAAACGAATCGTATTGGTCATCACGTGCCGCGCCCTCACAGTCGTAGCCGCTCCCATCGGCAAACCTGACATGCATCATGGCGGGGTGCCCGATCTCTTTGCCGTCGTCATCCCTTTCAACCGGCAGCAGTTCGCAATCAACAGCGCTCAGCCCGCCGTGCGCCTCAGCTAACTCAAGCACACTACGCAGTGTGTCGGCCTCAACCGTAACAGGTGATCCGGCGAACGATACGCCCTCAGGCCAATCAAACCACGCCGAACCAATAACCTCAATGCCCTCACGGAACACTGACACTCGCTCAGCCTTGAACCACGAGACGACATTCTTAAAGAACTTAGAGAAAACAAGATTACGCATAATAAACCCCTTAAAAAGAAAACGTTGAAAACAAAGGGCGCAGCACCACCGCCGCGCCCCGAAAATAAACAATCGAAACCAGCAGACGCGACTAGCGCAACCCGCCGCAAATGTCCTTCACGCCATCGAGATAATCCAACTCGCCCTCGAAATCATGGCAATCCGTCGAAAGCTCACCATCACGACAACTTTCATCCGCATAATACGAGAAGTTGACACAAAGAGGGAAATCAGGATCGATACCCACACAGCATGCCGAACCATCCATGAAAACCACCTTGACAGTGTCCTCGGGACACATGCCGGATACGATTTCCGTATTCTTGACATTCAACCCGTGATTGTAGATCTCGCTGGAAAGCTGATAAAGATCAATTTCACAGATTGGGTAGGCGCTCCGGTCGAGTTCCGTCACATCCACGAACGTATTCGGCTGCGGGCCGTATTCTGCGAAGTCTCCCTCACCGGCCACCATGTCGTTCGCCTGTTCGATGCAGTAATCGACGTCTTCCACGATGTAGGCGAGATCCGGTACATCGACGGTTTTCAGCCCCCCGACCTCGAAGAAGTCAGCCGACCAGTCGGGGCCGTATCCCGGATTCTCCTCGTTCCACTCGCGGATAGAGATTTCCACTGCCTTGCTGTTGTCAATAAGCCTAATCATTTTGTTTTATCCTTATCTTTTGATAATCGACGGTGATTGATGGGCGTGATTGATAGGCTCACGCCCGAAAGCCTGGGATATAGGGAGGCTACTTGCGTTCCCCACCATTCAGGAAGTCAACGAACTTGTCTCTAGCCACGCCATCAGCGGCGCAACCAAGCAGATCGCTGCTGAGCACGTCATAGCCACAGCCGGTGACGAAATAGAAATACCAATCATCACCACCACGACTCAGCCAACAGGAACGAACGTACCCCGTAAGCTCGTACCGTTTGCACTCGAACCATTCAGCCAGCCCCTCGGCAAGCAGAGAATCGAACTGAAAACGGCCAACGGTGATAATACTGCTCTCTGCCTCGCACACCCTCTCGTCGGCCCCTTCATCCAGCTCACCGTCAAGACTGTACCCCGCCTCAAGCGTGGCGAGATTACGCAGCAGCTCGTAGGAATCGATACCGTCGAACGTGTCATGTTCCACAATCTCACTTGCATTAAACCAAGTGATCTCACGGTAGATATTGTCGTCGAACTTCATTTCACGCCTCGCTCTCGCAATAGGATTCAAGCCGCGCCACGCACGACTCATCACCCGGAACCCGGTGCATACCAAGCCACTCTTCAGCAGTGACCACGGTATAACGCTCACCCAGTTCGCCGTTGCGCTTGACATTGCGGCTGACCACATACACAACGCCGTCAACCCACCTGATAGCGTCCGCATTCCACGCAACGTCGCACGGATCAATACCATGAGCGTGCTGGAAATTCCACGCACGATTACGCCGCGCAATCTGAGCCGAACGCATATCCTTGCACCATTGCACGAGATTGTCATAAGCAAACATGCCGCACCTCACTCCGCAAGCAGTTCGGAAACCGCATTGTCAAACTCTTCGGAGAACAGCCAAGTACGGTAGAAAACCTCAAGTTCTTCAGGATTATCGAGGGGTACGTCGTGCGCGTAATCGCTAGCGATAAACCCACTCCAATCATCTGAGAACATGACGTTCTGCATATTCTCGGAACTCTTGCTAGCGTTGCACGTCCAGGAACCATTATCGTTGCCGGTAACTGGAAGTTCAACGTCGTCATACCGTTCCCAGCACCATTGCTTGGTTGGCGTAATGCCGTCCGCATAATCCTTGAGGGTTTCAACAATTTCATCCCGCAAGTCGGAACGATATGCCGTTGCAAAAGTATTTTCATCACGCATTTCAGATACTCCATTCCAGCCCCCTTGCTAGAATAAGAGGGCTTAGTTAGTTAGTCAGTTAGTTAGTTGGTTAATAATTACTGAGCAATCGAGCCGGATAGTTGCAGCTATCCGGCTCAACTCATTCGTGAGCGGGCATAGCCATAAAGACTACGCCCGCCTTGGCGGATCACTTAGAATCCGCCGAAATTTCAGAATCAGAATCAAGTAGCTTACGCGGATTAGCAACACGCAAGGCGTCACACAGCTTTATCGCAGTGGCCAAGGTTAAGTTAGCCTCAGAGCGCCTACCGCACTCGATAGCCGCGATATTGCCGCCTGACATGCCAACCTTTTCGGCTAGCTCTCGTTGCGTCAACCCGCGTTTCATTCTCAATTCTTTCAATCCCATGGCCCTACTCCTAACTTGGATTAGAGGCCATTGTAGACCACTCAGACAGCGCGGGACAATTCCATGCCGGACACCGCGCCACGTTAGCGACTCGACGACGGTTCAGCCTTGCATGGTGTGAGGGTGCATCATGCCTAGTCGCATTCCGTCGCGTCTCTGTCGCGTCCACTCTTCAGTTGTCAATCATCCATGCCGCGCCTGTTAGGGGGCTTCGTGTCACCGTCCTTGCGGTGGTGGCCTTCGTGGTGGTGGCCTCTCGTTCATCTCCGTTCCTTTCGTTGTCGTTTGCTTGATGGCTCTCACTATACACGCCTTACAAACGTAAGGCAAATTGAGTCAACACAGACCACACCAAAACCATTGCAAACACTAGCATTCATCGGCGTGTCGCAACCACATGACGGCGACATAAAGACGGCGGACGCCACGGCCACGGCCACGACGTCCAGGACACCACAGCCACAGCACGACACGGCCACAGCGGGAGCGGCGTCCAGGGCGACACGGCCACGTCATAGGCACGACGTGAGAGACGCGACGGGCACGGCCATGATCGCATACAAAGGAACGTGCCCGCGCGGTACCACACGACACGCCAAAACACAATCGTACAAACGTTCCAACGCTGCGCCATGCAACAAACGCCCCCCGTGGGGGAGCCTCCCGCCCGGCCTTTCTGCTGGGGCCGGTGGGACAATAGCAGAAATAGCGCGCGGGTTTTTGAAAAGTTCGCGCACAAAACGTGACGCCTGCAACCTCTCGTCTCGCTCTGCGTATGGATTGCAAGCGTTTCGAAATCAAGTTGCGCAACCGTTGTTGCACCTGTTTTGTTGAGTATAATCATCATTAGATGATTTTGGCTGGTGCGGTCTAGGCGTGCTGGCTTTGCAATCCTGCTGGCACAGCCTTTTGGTTGTCGGGTTCGATTCCCGAGGTTTGCTCTAGGTTTCATGGGGGTAGCTGCCTATGTGACCGATGGTATTGCTCGAATATCCCCGCTGGAACATGTGGGGGATAAGAGGCTCCCTGCCTTAATCAGGTGGTTGATGACCGAAGGGGAGGCACGGCCAAACGGGTGCATATATACATACACGTTCCTTGCCGTTGGTGGTAAAGCCCATTCCACCATGCCGCTGTCATGCCAACTTGGACAATAACTAAGTTGGGTTTGGAATGTTGGCAGAGTGGTTTAATGCAACTGTCCCGAAAGCAGTCGCACTGTGAAGTGCCGGAGGTTCGAATCCTTCACATTCCGCGTTGGGGAAGTAGTACTACCCCCGAGGGCAAGTGCCTACCGCTGGTGTTGGCTTGTCTGGTGATGAAAGCGGCGGACGCTTCCGTTAACGGCGACTCGGTGGATGGTCACGCTTCATGGGTGTGACCATCCACATATGGCATTGGTGCAACTGGTAGCATGGCGGTCTCCAAAACCGTCGATGTTGGTTCGAGTCCAGCATGCTGTGCTCAGCCTACTCACATGTTGTGGGAAAGGTCTTCGGAGTCGTCTTGTGGCGGCTCTAGTTTTAGCTGACCCGCTTAGTCTGCGGGAACAGTCTCCTGAGTCGCTGCGGCGGCTCTTGCTTTTGGATGCTTGGCAGAGTGGCTTATTGCACCACCTTGCTAAGGTGGCGACCGGGAACGGTCCGGGGGTTCGACTCCCTCAGCATCCGCTCGCCGTGGCTGGCGGTAAAAAGCCATTTTTTTGCCATTGGATTTCCTTATGGCGGTTTGGGTTAGATGACAGACAATCCCCATGGTTTTTGGTGATGTGGCGTGGGGATTGCCTGTTTTTCTTTTGCTTTGGTGGCGGAACGGTAGACGCGGCGCACTAAGAATGCGTTGTCCTGTGACGTGAGGGTTCGACTCCCTCCCGAAGCACTTGGGTTGGCTGTTCTGAGAACTTTTCCTGCTGTGGGTTGTTTCCCTTTTGGTTTGCTCTCCTGCTCAGCACCGGCCAACCCTGTTTTTCTTTGTGAGGTTCGTATGGTTTGGCGTGGTGAGCGTAAGGGCCGGTTCAATCCTGATTGGCCTAGGGTTCGCGCCTTGATATTGGATCGTGACGGGCATAGGTGCCAGTGGCCTGTTGAGGATGATTACGGGCGTGTGCGATTGTGCGGTGCCTATGCGAATCAGGTGGATCATAAGAAGCGTGATCCTGTGTGTGATGATGATTCGCCGGAGAATCTTTGGGCGTTGTGTGATTGGCATCATTCTTATAAGACTGAGCTTGAGGCCGCTGAGCAGCGTCGTGAGAACCGTCGCAGGAGGGCTGAGGCGAAGTGGTACAGGCATCCGGCGTTCCATTAGACGATGGTGCATGCTGCATCAACGGCTGTTCGCGTGATGTTCATGCGCGTGGCATGTGCAGGATGCATTATGACCGGTGGCGTCGTGGTGGCATGGGTGCTCGTAAGAAGCGTATGAGTCGTGCGTGTATCCAGTGCGGGAGGTTTTTTGAGACTGAGCGCAGGGATAAGAAGACGTGTTCCGATAGGTGTCGGAAGGCGTGGAGTCGGAAGTGCCGCATGTCTCCGGTTCTCTTGGATTCCAAGCCGAATCCGTTGAAGTCGGTGTTGTGGGAGCCGAGGGCTAATGCTCGCGTCGATGTGCCGGTTCCCGTTGCCAAGTCTTTCTGGACGCGCGATGACGAGTGGAACTCGTGTTCTCACACGTGTCCTAGGTGCGGGCTGGCGCTTGACCGGTCCGCTGATGTTATGAGTGGCGATTATCCGGTTGGCGTGTGGAAGGTGCCTTTGGAGCAGGGGGGAGAGAACAGCCTGCGCAACCGTGTTCTTGTCCATCGCGAATGCGCGTGATGCCGGAACGGCTTTCGCGCTGATGCCCGGAATGGGTGTGCGGAGGTGGTTTCTATGGCGGCTAAGAAGCAGTCCAATCAGATTCTTGAGGTTCCCGATGGGAAGCTTGGGCCTGATCTGCCTGATGCGAGCTTCATGTTTCCGAAGGGTGGCGAGTGGTCGCCTCTGGTGGAGCATTGGTATGAGGAGTTCAGGAAGAGTCCGAACGCTTCGATGCTTCGTACTGCTCCCGCGTGGATGGCGGTGCAGTTGGGTTTCGCCACTATCAACGAGATGATCTGGTCGAAACGTTACGCGACGTTGATGCCGGTCGTGCGTCAGCTGTTCGACGAGTTGGGTTGGACTCCGGCTTCGTTGCGCGCTTTGAAGTTCGATGTTCCTGAAAGCAATGACCATGCGGCCACCGATGGTTCGAATCATGCCGTTATTCAGGATATCGACGCGTGGCGGAGGAAGTTGGAAGCTGCCCGCTGATGCATGTCATGGTTCCAAAGCTGTCCTATGAGGACAGATGCCGGAGTCTGGGCGCGTTGTTCCTTTGGTGGACGGAGACGTTCGTGCTTATCGGGCGTGGTGACGCCACTGGTGAGCATGTGACTCATTCGCCGGAGTATATACAGTTCGCGTTGAACGCGTATGCGCTTGACAGGAATGGTCGGCGTAGGTTCGACCGTTGTTCGCTGTGGCGTCCGAAAGGCTGCAATAAGAGCGGTCTTGGTTGCGAGTTCGGCTTGTTCGAGGCTTTGGGGCCTTGCAGGTTCGATCATTGGGCGGTGGCTGGCGAATACTACGAGTTCCTTGGTCAGCGGTACTACTATCTGCCGGGTGAGCCTGTTGGCCGTCCGGTTCAGCGTCCTGAGATTCTGTGCCTTGCCACCAGCGAGGACCAGACGGGAAACATCTTCGATTCGATCCACTACAACTGCAAGGAAGGGCCTTTGTCCCAGTTGCAGGGTGAAGGCATGGTCGTGACGAAGACCGGTATCTCCCTTCCAGAGGGCGGGGAGATAGTGCCGTCCACTTCAGGTGATTCATCCAAGGACGGCGGCTTGGAGACGTTTGTTCTTGCCGACGAGATTCACTTGTACAAGCTGCCGCGTCATATCAGCATGTACAAGACGGTCCAGCGTAATCTGCCGAAGCGTTCCCTTGAGGCTGACCCGTGGCTGTTGGAGATGACGACGTATTATCGTCCTGGCGAGAACAGTGTGGCGGAATCCGTCGAGCAGATCGCGCACGATATGCTTTCCGGCAGGTCGAAGCATTATAAGGGCCTGTATTTCGACTATCGGTATTCGACGCTTCCTCTTGAGGAGTTCTCGAATGAGAAGAAGCTTGAGCACGCGTTGTACGAGTCGTATGGTTCCGCAGCCCATTCGACTGATGGCAAGGATTACGTGATTTTGCCGGATGGTCGCATCGAACCGGTGGATGATGACGGGTATACGGTCGAGGGTTTCTCATTGAAGGATGATGGCGTGGAGCCGGGGCCGTCCATGAACGGGTGGGTCAACATCCGTGGCCTGATGAATCAGATCTACCAGCCTGATTCGGACGTGAACGATTCCATCCGCTATTATCTGAACTCCCGCGCGTCCAGTGAGGATTCGTGGCTTACCGAACCGGCCATTCAGTCGCATGTCGCATACAAGCAGCTTGTGGATGACTGCATCGAAGCGAACATTGGCCTTGATGACGTGTGGAAACGGGTGGTCAAGCCGGATGACGAGATCACGTTGGGTTTCGATGGTTCGATTCGCAACGATTCCACGGCGATTGTCGGATGCAGGGTGTCGGATGGCCTGTTGTTCATTGTCAGGTTGGAGCAGAAGCCTGACAATCCGCTTCCTGACTGGCGTGTGAACCGTGATGCGTTCGACGCGGCCATGCGCAGGATGCTTGACGGGTATAACGTGATCGGCGTGTTTGCGGATCCGCATTTCTTCGAGTCGATGATCGGCGCTTGGGAATCCGAATACGGGCGTGACATGAAGGTGTATGCCCGAGGCCAGTCTTCGATCATGAAGTTCTGGACGAACAATTGGGGTGTTGACATGTATCACGCCACGCAGAACGCGCATACCGGATTCGAGTATGATCCCGAGCCTGTTGTGGATGGCAAGCCGAATCCTGAGAGCATCAGACTGTTGGCCGACCCAAGGCTTATAGGGCATTTCAGGAACGCGCGGCGCAGGGACAATGCATACGGTTACGCGATCTACAAGGAGACTCCGAAGTCTCCGAAGAAGATAGATGCGTGCATCGCTGGAATCCTCGCGTATGCGGCGCGAAGCAAGTATCTGAGCCAGTTGAAGGAAGAAGAGAAGGCTCGTACCACCGTGGAGCGTGTCTCCGACGCTTCTGGCGCGACGCTTCGAGGTCCGGCCTACAAGAGGCTGCAAAGAGCGAATTGAGGTGTGTTTGAATGGCAACCAAGGTCAACAGCCTTGTACCGGGCGATGAAGAGCCGGGCGGCGACGGTCTGATATTGACCCGTCTCGCCACGCGCCTACAGAACCGAAACCCGCAGTTATGCACGTTGAAGACGTTCTATGACGGTCGTGAGACCATTCCGACCAAGAGCGTGCCAAAAAACATGGATGTCACGTCCACGAGCGTGTACAAGCGTTTCGTGGACATGTGCCCCATGAACCTTGCCTCCACCATCGCCAATGCGGTGATAACCTCGCAGCATCCGACTGGTTTCAGGCTCGTGTCCGACAAGACGATGCGTAGCACCGACGCGGATGACATGTGGAACAGTAGCGGCATGAACGTTCGCGCGTTGAACATGTTCATGGATGCGGCGATCTATGGGTGCTCGTATGCGCAGGTGTGGCCGAAGGCTAACCCGTCCTACATTTCACGGCTCAGCCCGTGGACGACTTGCCTGTCCGATGATAAGGATTCCGCGGTCGTATACGGGTTCGACGAGGACGCGGGCGTCGAGTATCTGACGTTGTACCGTCTCGTCCGTGATGATGACGGCGTGGTGCGGCGGGTTTATTCGCGTACCGCCAAGCAGGAGGTGGAGTCTCGCACCCTGTATTCCGATTCCGTTGATGACGAGGATAGCGTGTACTCGCTTGCCAACGATGATACCGTGAAACGCCCGCGGTTCAAGGCACAGTTCGAGTGGGATGGCGGTGTTAACGACGATTGGGATTTCGCGGTCAAATGCGGTTGCCTTCCGATAGTCCGCTACCAGACGCCAACCGGCAAGGGATGGTTCGAGTCGTCGCTAAGGACGCTTGGAGCCATCGACCAGCAGCGTTATCAGAGGTTCTGCATTCAGGAGATGCAGGCGTTCAAACAACGCTGGATCAGCGGTGATCTTCCTGAGTATTACAAGGAGTCCGATCCGGCTGTCAAATATGGTGATGCGCAGGCCGGTCAGAAGGTTGATTATTCCACGCTGTTCCAGATGGGGCCTGCGGCGTTGTGGCTCATGCCGAAGGGTGCGACGGTGGGGGAGTCCGGCACTACCGATATCACGCCGATTCTCACGGCTGCCTCGCAGGACATCAAGCAGCTTGCCGGTGCGACCGGCACTCCGTTGTCGATTCTTTCTCCTGATGTTGCAGGCAGTGCCGAGGGTGCGAAGCTGACCACGCGAATGCTGCGCCTGAAGGTTCAGGATATGAACATGCGTGCGAATGATGCGTTTGTTCTCCTGCTGAAGATGGCGCTCACCGCGGATGGTGGAAGCGACGCCTATGAGGAGAGGTTCGAGACGACGTGGGAGCCGGTGGAGCTTCCTTCCGAACTTGAACAGACTCAGGCGTTCGCCAATGTCGCGGGGCGGCTTCCGTTGAAGACCGCTGCGAGACGTTACCTGCACATGACCGAGACTGAGATCGCGGAGATGGTGCAGGACGCTCAGGATACGAGTTTCAGCACGGTGTTGGCGCAGCAGCAGTCCTCCCTTGCTGATTCCTCCAAGACGGTTGATGATGCTATGGGCGCATCCTACTTGGATGATTCCGATGGTCTGACCGGAGATACGGCGGTGGATGATGGCGACGTTCCAGACAGTCTCTGAGGCTTTGGAAGCGCAGCGCAACGCTCTTGTCAACGAGTATGTGAGCAGGGCTTGGCGCATGTGGCGGTCGCTCACCCCCGCCGATTTCTGGAATGATGCGGTCACTCAGGGCGTTTCGGCTTACATCACGCAACAGCAGATCGCGTTCGTGAAGCAGATGCGCCGTCTTGGCATCTCGTATGCGAACACCATGCTCGGCATGGTCGGAGTGACGGGCAGGACGGCGCAGGTTCCCGAATATGTGGTGGTCAGGGATAATACCGACCCGTGGAAGGTGTCGGCGCGTCCAGCCGACGCGTACAGGAGCCTCGCGGTGAAAACGCCGGACATTCGCCCGCACGGTTGGGATGATTTGAACGACGCCGTGTACGAGACCGTCCAATCATGGCTGGATGCTGCGGAACGACAGTTGACCGACAACGCTCTCACCGATGGCGTTGCCGCCCAGAACCGTGCGAGCGAAGAGTATTTCAAGGCTTCGGGCATAAAAAGGTTCCGCAGGATCATACATCCAGAACTATCTAAGACGGGCACATGCGGCCTGTGTGTGGTCGCCGCCACGAACGTGTTCTCCCGTTCCGACCTGATGCCCCTACACAACAGGTGCAAGTGCACCGTCGCGCCGATCAGGGACAACATTGACCCCGGTCTGAAATTGAACTCGGATGACTTGCAGAAGATATACGACGCCGCTTCCGAGGCCGGTGGTGGTGGCAGTGGCACAGCTGCGCGGAACCTCACGCAGTTGAGGGTGAGCGTGCGCAACGATTCGGAACTTGGCCCCATTCTCACCAGAAGCGACTGGAAGCAGAATGACGAGGCTCCGGAATGGCGTATGCCGGACACGATCATGACTCAACGGCAGATGCGACGCATGTACGAGCGTGCGACGGTGTTCAACGCCAAATACGCGGAGCTTCTTAACGGTTCCGCCGATTCATTGAGCTTTCACTATGACGGTCGTTCCTACACGTTCAGGAAGGGCGTTCATGTGAAACAGGCATGGGATTATGTGAGGTCCATGCTTTCCTATTCGCGCGGTTGGCTTGGGCTGGCCGCTTAGATTTATTAAGGAGATCAAGGGTGGCTGACCCTGAGGAAAAGAAGACTGCGCCCGAAATGGAGCAGCAGAACAGTGAACCCGAAACGGGTGCGGAGTCCGCTCAGGAGCCGAACACCCAGAGCGTCGAACCGGATGCGAAGACCGTCAAGCCGGAGGATTCCGGCGAGGACAAGTCCTCCGAACCGGACGATGTGGCCAAATGGAAGGCCATGAGCCGTAAGAACGAGGACAATGCGAAGGCGAACCTCAAACGCGCGGAACACGCGGAAACGGAACGCGATTCGCTTCGTACCGAGAACGCGCGACTCAAGGTGCGGATGCAGTATCCGCAGATCAACGACGATGCGCTTTCCCTGTGTTCCGAAACGGAACCGGAGAAGATTCAGGAGTGGGCGGATAAGTACGCGAAGCTGAACCCGCTCGACACCGAGCCGGCGAAGCGTGACGTTCGCGAGGACGCCTTGGCACGCAAGGTAGCCACTCTGGCCGAGTATCCGCAGGGCTCAGTCAATCCGAAGGCCGCAAAGGGCGACGCCTACCGGCGTCATATGGAACGCCAGAGGAACGCCCGACGCAAGAAGAACTAGCCAACAAGATTTAAGGAGTTGAACCTTGACTATTGAAATGGTTAAAACGTCCGGTGTCGTAATCCACGAGGTTGACGATTCTTGGCGTTATGGAGAGAAGAACAGCAACGATTCCGTTTCCGTTGTCATCGTCCCGGAACTGTTCAAGACCACTGACAACAAGTATCTGACAGGTGTTGGCCCGAAGGCCACCACCGTGTACATCCGAGGCGGCATCCCGCTGGCGAAGATCACCAGCGGCAGCAACAAGGGCATGTATGGCCCTTATGACAAGACGGCCACCGATGGCCGTCAGACCGCTATCGCTGGATTGTTGGAGTCCGAAGTGGCCGTGAATATCACGCTGGCTGGCTGGGATGTTGGCGATCCCACTGTCGGTATGACGTATCGAGGTGACATCGTGAAGTCCAAGCTTCCGGTCGTGCCTGAGGAGGGCGCCGTGTGGGACTGCGATTTGTATGACGTTGAGAACGATTCCGTCACCCGTCTTGCCGGTGTCGCGTCCGGTTCGGCCGCGTCCTATGTCCTTCCGGCCGCAACCAGCAATGCTCTCGGCGGCGTGAAGAAGGTCGCGGCTCCGTCCGAAGACACTGTTGCCGCTTTGAAGACGGCCCTTAAGAGCGCCGGCATCTTAGGCTGACGCGCGTTACCTAAGAAACATTCTAAAAACCCGCCCATCGTGGCGGGTTTTCTTATATGTAAGGAGATTCGATGGCACTGGATAAGACCATCATTCCGCCGAGCGAGGCCACCGAGATCGCTCAGGCAGGTTTCGATTTCGTGAACGGCCTGCTGCCGTTCGCGCAGATGTTCCCGATGAAGTCCAACGAGGGCGACTGGACTGTCACATGGACTCCGAACCTTCCGGTCGTCAAGACACGCGCCATGCAGCGTCGTGCCTTGGATGCCGAGGTTCCGCACGTCAAAAGCACCGAGGTTTCCGCCGAGAAGCACACTGGACTGCTCCCATTGTCCGGCATGGGGCACATCACGGAACGAGAGGTGGCGAAGGCTTCCAAGCAGAAGAGCGCCACCGACTACGTGCACGACAAGGCCGAGAAGCTGTTTGAGCAGATGGGCCGCGAAGCCGCAGTCACCTTGGAGCTTGAACGTATTCAGGCGATGATGGACGCGACCATCAAGATCAAGGAGGGCGATGATCGCGCAAGCGAACTCGTCACCTATTCGTTCGGCCGTCCAACCAACCAGCAGAATGTCGTTCCTACCGTCAAGTGGAGTGATCCGAAGGCGGACGTGTTCGCCGACCTGAAGAAGTGGGTCAAGCTCATGCGTACCGCACGCGGACGCGCGCCGCACGCGGTGCTGACCACCTCAGCGGTCATCGATGCGCTGACAACCAACGAGCAGATGCGTACCGCGTTCTCGAAGATGGATCTGGAGCATTCACCGACCAGCCTGTTCCGCACCGATGTCGAGAACATCCTTCGAGTGAAGTTCCAGCTGACCGACATCCGCTACATCGATGAACTGTACGAGTCCCTGTCGTTGGACAACAACTTCGAGATGAACGTGGACACCACCACGCTCATTCCGGATTCCACGTTCATCCTGTTCCCGTCCTACAACGACGATTCTCTCGGTTTCACCGCGGATGGTCCGACTGCGGAAGGCCAGGATGCGGAGTTCGAGTTGGGCAAGGACGACGGTCTCGTTGCGTACATGCTGCACCATTACGCTCCGGACAACTACGACCTGTGGGTGAACGGCACCGCGTTGCCGGTGTTGCAGGACGCCGTATCGACCTTCAAGGCGAAGGTTCTGTAGCCTGTAGGAGGTTCCCGTGTCCAGCAGCATCGTGTCCGGTATCGACTGGAAGAAGTACATGCAGTTGGAGTTGGTCGATGACAGGCGTCTCGCCGACCGGTATTCGAACGAGTGGGTTATCCACAAGTGCCGTGTCGCAGCGAACATGGCTCTGGCATGCAGTCCGAACGTGGAGCCGCGCCTGAACAACGGCTATCTGGATGAGGAGACGTTCGCCTATGTCGTCTGCCAGATGGTCATTCGCGTGATGCGATGGACCGATCTGAAGTCGGAGACGAACGGCTCCTACGCGTATGAGAATCGTAGTCCGCAGGACAATCCGCCATCCTATGACGCTTCCCCGAACCTGTACGTGAGCAAACGCGAAAAGCAGCTGCTTCTCGGTTACGAGGAGGGGAACGGGCCGATAGGAACGGTGTTCGTCGGCGTCAACAGAATCTGGGGGCTTTGATGGAGGGCGAAACGCTTGACACAGGGCATCTCTTCGATGATGTCGATGCCGACGAAATAGGCGGCGGACATCTGTTCGACGAGGTTGATGCCAAAAAGCATGTTTTTAATAATCTGCTTCATCGCGACGTGATCGTCTACGAGGGCATGGTTCCGTGGGTGACGTGTCATGGGAGCACGACTATCCCAAAGTATTTGGATGCGGATGGTAGGGTTCTTGACCCGGCCACGGTTTCCAATGTGGTTCGTGCGGGTGGTTTCGTGACGTCCATCACCAGTGGCGGAGTCTCGTATACCGCGGATGTTCACGAGGTTTACTGTTGCGTGGTCGGACGCACCCAGAAGAACAGCGTCATGAGTGAGAATTGGGCGCAGGATACGACTCCGCAGAAGTTTGGCGGTAATCGTGAGATGAATCAGGTGAAGGTTCTCGCGCCGGAATGGCATGGGGACTTCTATTCACGGTTCTGGTTCGACGGCTCATGCTATGAGGTTGACGGTTCGCCGGTTTTTCTTCCTCATTCGTCCGATATGGCTAGGCATTACGAGTTTCCGGCTCGCCGCGTGTATGCGGCCGAGTTGGCTCATAACCGTATCATTCCGCCCGCTCCACCGAAGGGGGCTGAAACATGGGGTATGTGAAGCTTCGTCCTGATTTGAATGCGAGGGTCGCGGAAACGTTCGGCGGCAAGGTCACTCGCCCCCACGCTTTGAAGGTTCAGGCTCGCGCGAAGGCATTGGCCGACATGCGGGCCAAGCATTCGAGCGTCGCCGACCGTATCAACATTAACGTTCACGCTCACGGCTCGCATACGAGCGTGGTCATGAGCGTGACCGGCCGTGACGGCTCGCAGATCGCATCCTATTTGGAGTACGGGTATTTCAATCTGCGTGCGCAACGTCACCTGCCGGGCATGTACGTGATGAGCGAGGCAAAGTATGGCTGATCTGAGCGTACGTGCCCCGTTGGATGCCGAGGGATTGATCGATGCGCTGTTCAAGCGTGTCGATTTCCGTAAGGCCGGTTTCGATAACGTCGTGGTGTTGCCGCGCGATGCCGCGGATACGGATTCGTATGCGTTGGACCATGACGTGGTGATCTGGCATTGTGGCGCTCCGGTCCAGCCGGATTGGAATGTGAAGGCGTGGGTTTGGCGGTTCGCGTTGTCGCTGACCGTGGTGAACCGTGATCCTGACATCAGTTCCAGCCTGTGCTCGTTTCTGCATGAGACGATTTCCCGTTGGCCTTATGGCGAGCCTACCGAGTTTGGCCGTGTCGGCGCGATTCCCGACAATCCAGCGTTCGAGCAGGTCGCCATTGGCGATGTGGTGACTACGAAGACCGCTGTCGTGCGTTCCTGCACAAAGCTGGTGCAGGCGGGTTCCGTCCGCTGATTTTCCCAATAATTCAAAGATTCTGATTTTAAAGCCCTGTCCGCTTGCGGATGGGGCTTTCTTGTTAAGGAGGGCCATTCATATGGCTATGAACGATAAATCTGTGTTTACCAGTGTTCGCGGTGCAGCGTTTCTTGCCGATGCCAATACTGCTTTGCCGAGTCTGAAACTGTTTGGTTTGGAGGCGGCGACCGTTGGCGAGACCGCCAAGAAGTATACGAACATGGGTCATTTGAGCGTGTCCGACCTGCCGTCTTTCGATACGAGCGGCGGCGACGCGACGACCAAGGATACTTGGAACAAGAGCAAGTTCCGTACCACTTACGATTCCGTGACCGGCAAGGTCACGATTTCCAGCGTCCAGGGCGACAAGGAAACGTTCAAACTGATGTTCGACGCTGCCGAAATCACCGGTGGTGGCACCGCAGTCGCCTTGGACAAGGTCGAGCAGCCGAAGGCGCTGTTCATCTACGTCGAGGACACGAACACCGGTGAGAAGTTCGGCATTTGGATTCCGAACATGAGCCTCGCCTATAGCGAGCTTCCGTCCTTGGCTCAGGGTGATTTCAACACGTTCAAGCTGGAAGGCAACATCATGACTTCCACTGTTCTTCCGAAGACCAAGAGCGGCAAGGCTTCCAGCATCGCTTTCTACGATCCTGACGATTTCGCCAAGGCCGCGTGAGGCTGAGGGTTTTTTGATTCTTCCCCTGACGGGTGTTCTTCTCCTGTCTGTCGCCCATCAGGGGATTTTCTTCTGTATCGCAGACGGGTGTTGTCTTTTTCACAGATTGGAGTTTGGTATGGCTGAAAACGATGTTGAAGAGAATGTCTTTCCGACTGATTGGGATGGTCTGGCCGGTTACGATGATGTGATGGCCGGATTGCCGGAAATGGTGCAGGCGGAATCTTTCTCGCCTTCCCAGACGGCATTGTTCGCTGTGGTCGAACGTCGTTTGAACGAGCGGCTGCTTGTCATGCGTGACGGCGGCGTGTTTGGCGGCAAGGCGAAGAAAACCGTGTCTGATGATGCTGTCGCCGTTGCCGTGGCCGAATATGTCGAGATCGCCGACTCGTTCTATAAGGGGCTTGCCGTCAATGCTGACGCTTACGCGGAGTGGACGAAGGGGCGTGGCCTGTTTGACCTGTTGAACATGTTCGCAGCACTCACACGCTTCTACGTGGAGCGTTTGGGAAAATCAAGCGCCTCGAAAAAGCAGTCTCGGACTGCCGAGTAGGGGTTGTCTCCGATTTCCGTCGTTTCTACCGGCTGAATCTTCCGGCTGACGTTCACGCGTATGATCCGAATTTTCTTTGCGACCTGTTGGATGGTCTAGAGGCCATTCCCGATTCGCAGTGGCGTGCATGGCTGTTGGAGCATGATGGTGCCGGTGGGGGTTCCGGCAGCTCCGAACGGTTGCAGTTGGGGTGGCTTGGTTTCGGCCAGTCCGAAATGCTGTTGCTGCAATTGCAGAACACGTTGGATTCGTTGCGTTCGCTGGCTGTTTCTCATTGGAGTGGGAAGAAGGTTGGCTTTGAGCCGATTCTTCCGCCCGGCATTGATGCCGCGTCTCGTGATGTCAATCGTGTGGATGGTTCGCATGTGACGAGTCTGGCTGACTATATGGCTCGGGTTCGTAGTTGCTTCGGCGGCTGATTCTGCCGGTTTTTTGTTTTTGCCCATGTTTCCAAGGGGTCTTTTTCCTCTTTCTTCCCCTCGGATTCGTGGGCGTTTCTTTTAGGAGTGTGCGCGTATGGAGCGTCCTGCTTTTTCCGCTGGCGAGGTCGGCATTGATGTCGTTCCTCTTACCGACCGGTTTTTCGCCGAACTTAGGGCGAAACTGCATGATCTTCGCGATTTGAAGGTTCCGGTTGAGTTTGACCCGGATGACATGGCCGCTTCGCGCACGTATGAGAAGTGGAATGGGCGTGATGCTCGCGTCAATGTCTCGTATGACGTTGACATGTCCGGTTTGCGTGAACTGTCGAAGCAGGATGAACGGTTGCGTAAACGGTATGAGAAGCCCGTCAAACCGGTTTTCGACGGCAGTGGTGTCGTCAAGGGTCTGGACACGGCGATCGGCCGTGTCGAACAGTTGCGTAAGGTCCAGAAGAACGTCGGCGACGTGTTCACCAAGAATCTTGGCGTGTTCGGGAAAACGGAGACGAGCCGGTTGAAGGAGCAGATGCTTCTTCTGGACCAGTCCGAAGAGAGGATGCGCAGGGTTCGCGCCGACCGTGACGAGCTTGTTTCGATGCGTGGCGACGAGTGGAATCAGCTGAACAGGCAGATTCTTGGCAACATGAGCACGTTGGACGCTTTGCAGAAGCGTTACGACGAGTTGGGTTCCGAGATTTCCAAGGTTACCGCGTATCGTGATTCGCTTCGTGGCGGTGGACGCCGCGATGAGGCGAAAGCGCAGACCGTCAGGCTTCGTGAGCTTCGCGCCGAATACCGTGCGACCGCACGCAACATGCGCGAGGTCACGAACGAGACGAACAGGCTCGCCAAACAGCAGGACAAGCTGAAGTCCGATAGTGTCGCGAAGTGGATTCACGATTTGGACAAGCAGCTTGTCGAATTGGATTCGCATACGAAGTCCGTGCGTAAGACTTTCGACAGCGTGGCCCGCAGCGGGTTCTTCAAATCCTCCGACATGGGCAAGACGAACGTTCTTTCCGGCGTGAGCTTTTTCGGCAAGGATCTGAACCGTCAGCTCAATACGGAACGTGCCGCTCGCAGGGAGCAGGAGCGGCTGAACGATTCGTGGCGTGATGGTGCCGAATGGCAGGGGAACCTGTTGGAAGGCACGGCACGGTATGCGCGGAATCTGAAGACCGCTTCCAACGTGATGAACGCGTACGGCAAGGACGTGAAAGAGGCGAACCGTCTGCTTGACGAGCAGGAACAACGGTTGACCGGCTTGCAGAGGGCCTTGCGTGGCGTGAACAAGTACGGCAGGTATTCGGAAGTCAACAAGCAGTTGAACGACCAGCTCGCCGCCGTCAACAGGCTCCGCAAGCAGATCGAATCCAATCCGATCAAGACGAGACTCGTATTGGATGATAGTCGGTTCAACCGCAAGTATGCGAACATCACACATCAGGTAGGCGAGTTGACGAAGAAGCTCGAACGTGAGAACGAGCTTAAGATTCGTGTTGATTTCTGGACTGATACGGCTGATTCGCTTGAAGAGCGTCTGCGTAGGCTTCAGCATGGGCGTATTCAGATTCCTGCGGATATTGTCGTTGACAATAAGAATCTGATTGAGCGTGCCCGGCAAGTCGCCGAAGAGGTGAGACGCAATCCAGATCGCAAGGTCGAGCTTGAGGCTGATCTTGATTTGGATATGAAGCGTGCCGAGGAGCGTATCAAGGATTTCCAGAAGGCCAATGACACGTTCAATATGGACGTGGATTTGGAGACCGCCGCCGCACGCGCCCATCTCGCTTACTTCACGAGACCGCGTACGGTTGATATTTTCGCGGAGTTCAAAGGCACCGATCTCGGCAAGATCATGAGCGGCATGACCGCTGGCGCTACTGGTGTCCGTGGCGTGCAGAACGAGTGGCAGAAGCTCGTCAACATGTTCGACAAATTCGATGAGGTCGTGCCGAAGTGGAGTCTGCTGGGCGCGGTGTTCGCGTCCGTTGGCGCTGGCGCGTTGAACTTGTCCCGCACGGCTGGCAGTGCCGGCGCTTCTCTGGTGATGATGAGCAAGGCGGCTTTGGCCGCTCCGGGCGCTTTGCTCGGGTTGTCCGCGGGCTATGAGGTCGCGTATGCGGCTGCGAACAAGTTTGGCTCATATGTGGATGTGTCCACCACGAAGCTTGGTGGATTGCATGACAAGCTTGCTGACACGTTCTGGAAGCAGGCCGCGAATCCCGTCACCGATATGATGAACGCGCTCGGTGACAGCAAGTACGTCGAGAACATGAACGGCGTGGCCGACGCGGAAGGGCGTATCGTCGCCAATGCGGCGCGTATCGTCGCGCAGGAACCGTATGTGGATCGTATCAATTCGATTCTTGGCAATACGGTCAAGGGTGTGGACGCGCTTGACCCGGGCGTTCAGGCTGTCACCACTTCCGTTGTGAGGCTTGGCGATAGGACCAGCTCGTATCTGCCGCGCATGGCTAACTATGTGAGCCGTAACACAACGCTGATGGCGCAGTGGGTCGATGAGGCGGAGCGTACCGGCAAGGTCACTCAGGCTATGGAGAAGGCCATCGAGCAGGGTGGCTATCTCATGTCGAGCGTCAAGTCGGCTGGTGGCATCCTCAAGGGCACGTTCGGCACGTTGGCCGAGGGCGAGAATGGCATCGAGAAGTTCTCCGACGCTTTGAGTCGTGCTGACAGGGCCGTGAACGGCGTGAAGTTCCAAACCACGTTGATCGCGTGGGCCGATGGGGCGAAGCAGGCTTCGGGCAAGTTCCATGATTCGTTCCGTGAGATTGGCGACGCGGCTTATGAGCTGCGGGATACGACGAAGCAGGCGTTCGTTGACGCCGGTTCCATGGTGTCCACCGGCATCGGCTCGGTGAGCAGTATGCTTGGCAAGTCGAAGACCGGTATCGCGGATTTCAGCAATGGCGTGTCCGAGGGATTCCAGAAGGTGTTCCGCGCCGTTGATTCCTCCGCTCCGATGTTCGACAGTCTGCTGTCGATGAGCGGCGAATTGTCCGACACGTTCGGTGGAACGTTGGGGAACACGTTGAAGTCGGCGGCTCCGACGATCAAGGTGTTGGCTGACGGCGCTTCCACCATGGCCCAGGCTTTCGGCAAGCTGCCTGCGCCCGTTCAGGCGATGGTCGGCATGTATGCGACGTTCGGCAAGGCCGGCATCAGCGCTTACAATTCGTTGAAGCGTGGCATGTTGCAGAACATCGAATCCACGTTGCAGTATCGGAAGACTTTGAGCCAGTTGGGCATCACCTCGCAGGAGACTGCGATCAGTATGAGCGAGCTGGTTCGGGCGATGGCTCGTCTGAAGTCCGGTCAGACGGCTGGCGTGCTGACCGGCGAGGTTTCAAATATCCGCCAGATGGGTGCCGCAGCCGCTGAGACCACTACGAAGCTGAATCGTATGAATCGTGCGCAGGCGGGTGGTTCCGCCGTCGCTGGCGTTGCCGCTGGCGCTGGTTCTACTGGCTTGGTTCGTGGTGTCGGCGAGGCGGCTGAGGGTGCCGCCCGTAAGACTGGTTTGCTGAAGACCGCTTTGAGTGGCGTGGTTGATTTTCTTGGCGGGCCTGTCGGCATCGCCATTGGCGGCGTGACCACGGCGTTGAGTCTGGCGGGCAGTGCGATCAGTTCGTACAATGATGCCGCCGCGCACACGCAATCGGTGAACCGGACTGTCGCCGACTCGTTCAAGAACGTTCAAAGCGGTGCGGCGGACGCTTCCACGGCTGTTTCCAAAGCCAAGAAGACCGTTTCGAAGAATTGGGCCGACAAGGATTATGGTTGGAAGCTTCCGAACGGCAATGCCGTCGAGAAGCTTTTTAGCGGTGTCACGAAGTGGGTAAGCCCGTTCAAGGATTCGTCCAAGGCGGCTGACGCTCTTGGCATCAGCGTCAAACAATTGAATTCCGCCGCGACCGGAACGAACGACGCCTATGACAAGATGCATAAGAAGCTTGAGGCCATCAAGAACGACCAGCAGTGGGTCATGGGCGCGAATGGTCAGATGGTGAACGCCAACGAGCAGCAGGCCGAAGCCGCCGAACGTCTGCTTGGCGTGCTTGAGGACTCCCACACCGAATGGGTGAAGGGCATGAAGGTGGCGTCCGATTGGATTGGCAGCGCCGATAGCGTCGCCAACGTTTCGGCGTTGGCCGCCGACAAGCTCAGTCTGCTGTCCGAATCCCTCGCAGCCAACAACTACGAACTGGAAGGCAACAGCAAAAACGCCCAGACCAACCGCAAGATGATGGCCGATTACGCGAACAGCGCTTTGCTGGCCGCGAAGAACATCATCTACGCGGGCAACGGCAGCGCCGAAGCGAACCAGAAAGCCAAGAACGCCGTCTATTCCGCACGCCAGGAAATCATTCAGATGGCCGAACAATGCGGCATGTCAGCCGAAGCCGCCGCCGCGCTCGCCGACCAGATGGGGCTTATTCCCGATAACGTGTCCACGAAGTTCGATCTGACGAACATGGATTCGGTGAAGGCTCAGGTTCAGGATTATATCGACCAGCTTGAGTTGACCAAAGGTCAGAAGGAAATCATTCTTGATCTCGTCCAGAAGGGTGACATAACGAGTTTCGACCAGTTGGCCGGTGCCGTGAAGGCGCTCATGGGTGGTGCGAGCGAAAAGGATTTGACTATTCTTCTTGACGCTCAGGATAACGCTTCGGGTAAAATCAAGGACGCTACGGCTTTGGCTAAGGGGTTTGGTCTGACGAAGGCTCAGATCAATATTCTCGCCACTGATGAGGCTGGCCCGAAGTTGGATGCCGTCAAGCAGAAGCTTCGTGACAGTGGGTTGACTGACGCTCAGATTCAGATTCTCATCGACGCTTTGGATAAGACGCAATCCGGTGTTGATAGTGCGAAGAATAATCTGCATACCATCGAGCAGACGCCTGTGGATGTTCCTATTACGGCAGCTGATAATACGCAGGGCGGTGTCGCTAGCGCGCAGTTTTCGGTGAACAGTGTCCGTCAGGGTGCTCCAACGCTGATCGACGCTGTTGATAGGGCTAGTGTTATAGCGCAGACAGCGAAGGGCAATATTGAGAATGTGCCTCGTAATTGGCCTACGCTTTTCGCTGGTATTGGCAATACGTCTGCTGTGGCGGCTGATGCGAAAAACCAGATTGTCTCCGTGCCTACATGGTGGGGAAGTCGTCTTGACGCTTCCACGACCGGATATGATGCTGTTGCAGGTCTCGCCGGACAGTGGAACAGCATCCAAAGTAAGAGCGTGACGCTTGATGCGTCTGTTGTTGCTAGGGGTATTGCGAATGCTGGTCATAAGGCTACCGGTGGTCGTATCAGCGGGCCGGGTACTGGCACGTCTGATTCGATTCCGATGTGGCTGTCGGACGGTGAACATGTTATTCGTGCCGCTGCGGCGAGCAAGCTTGACCGTACTGTCGGCCCGAATTTCCTGAACGTGTTGAACGCTACCGGTGATCTGGATAGGGCGGTGTCGCATGCTCGCACGTCGTATGCGCGTAGTGCGCGTGACATGAGCCGTAACGCCTACGCTTCCGGTGGAAGGGTCCAGAGAATGTTGGATTCGGCCACGTCCATCACGGTCAACATTCCTTCACGGGATGATCGTGAACTGGTGTCCGCCGTGAATGATCTGCGTCGTGAGGTTGCGGGCTTCCGTGATGGTATCGGCGGTGAGATCAGTCGCAATAGCAGTCCTTGGCCTAGCAAGCGTGATTTCGTCCGTGATGTATTGGAGGCCAGTCGTGGCAGGTGAGCTTGCGTATGTGAGTGGTTTGACCGGTGAACGGTTCGACGTGTCGGATTATGAGACCGTTGATTTCGAGGGCGCGTTGGAGTTACGTGGCCGTGAATGGGAGTACACGGTGCGTAACGGTGGGCTGACTGGCGTTTCGAGGAAACGTCGGGAGATTTCCGTTGACGTGCATTACGGTGATGCGGTGGCGTTCGACTCGTTCATGCGGGCTGTTGACACTGATCTGGCCGTAGGCAAGCCGGGACGGTTGGAGGCGGTGAATGGTGCGGGGGAGGTTTGGACTCAATCGTGTTATGCGGTGAAGTCCGAGGCCTCCTCGCATCCGGGTTCTTCCGACCCGGTGTGCGCGCTTTCGTTCGTCTTGTTGGATGGCGTGTGGCGTCATGATGCCGGTACTGTGTCGTATCAGCCTGTTTCCGGGTCTGCGTTGTCTGGCTTGGATTTGCCGACTGACATGGGTTATGATCTGGCTGTTTCGCGTCCGTCATGCGTGGTGTCTAATCGTATGAGTGTTCCGATGCCGTTTCGTCTGGTCATATATGGGGCTGTTTCGAATCCGTCGTTGACGATTGGCGGGAACGTGTACCGGTTGAATGGTGATGTTCCGGCTGGCGCTTACGTGGCGGTTGATTCGTTGAAGAAGTCGATCATGCTGCATGGTGCGGATGGTTCTCTGCGGAATGTGTTTTCGTGGGGTGTGCGCGGTTCCGGTTTGAATCGTGGACAGTATGTTTTCCAACCTATTCCGGCTGGTTCGAGCGTGGTTGAGTTGGGTTCCGGTTTCGGTTTTGATCTGACTGTTGTCGAGGAGAATGGGGACCCGACTTGGTTGATTTGATTTGCGCTGACGAGAATGGCGTGCCGTTCCATGCGGTTTCGGATTGCTTGTTTGATTGCGCGTGGGGGTCTGGTGAGAATGATTTCGAACTGACGTTGTATGACGGTACCGTGCTGCCCGACCGTGGTCTTGTCTATGTGGATGGGACCGAGGTTGGCGGCATCGTCGATCATATGAAGGACGAACTGTCGGATGGCGTGAGTGTGGTCACGTATTCCGGTCGGAGTTGGCATGGCATGTTGGCCGGTAAGGTGTTGCAGCCGGATTCAGGGCAGGATTATCTGAAGGTGTCCGGCCCTGTGAATCAGGTGTTGTCGAACCTGTTGGCCCGTATTGGCTTGTCTGACGTGTTCAAGGTTCGTTCGGATTCCACGAAGACGATTCCAACGTTCCAGTTCGACCGGTATTGCACCGCATATGATGGCATCCGCAGGATGCTGGCAGCGAATGATCTGAAACTCATGTTTCAGGAGGTTGACGGCACGGTATGGATGTATGCCCAGCCGATTGTCGCCCATGATGATACGGTCGATTCCGATCTGATCGATTTCAGCATCACGAAGGATTACCGGCGTACCAATCATATGATCGGCTTGGGCAAGGGCGATTTGAGGAATCGTCTGGTCGTCCACTATTATGCGGATGGTTCCGGCAAGGTGTCCAATACGCGCACGTTCGGTGGGCGTGATGAGATCGCCGCCGTCTATGATTATTCGTCCGCCGAGAAGGACGAGTTGGACAAGCAGACGAAGAAGCAGTTGCAGGATTTGCAGGGTGCCGGTGCTGTCGATGTGACCGTGCATGACGGTTTGTCGCTTGATGTTGGTGATAGGGTCGCCGGTTGCGATCATGTGACTGGTCTGACGGTTACCGCCATCGTGTTGAAGAAGATCGTGAAACTGTCTGGCGGCTTGCTGTCCGTATCGTATGAGGTTGGCGACGCGGCTTCCTCGAAGACGGAATATTCGAATTACACGAGTTCATCTTCCTCTTCGTCTTCGGGTTCGACTGGCGGTGGTGTGTCTTTGACGGCTGGCCGTGGACTGTCGATTTCAGGCGGCACGATCAACGCGGAGGTCGCTTCCGAGGATTTGGATTCCGTCAGACAGACTGCCGAGTCGGCGAACAGGACGGCTTCCGGGTTCGCGGCGCAGATCGGCAAGGCGAATCAGATCGCCGAGGATGCGAAGAATGTCGCCGATGCCGCCAAGAGCGTGGCCGACAGCGCCAAGTCGGGCATGATGACCGATGGCGAGCGGTCGAAGCTCGCTTCGGTCGAACGGGGCGCGAACGCCTACACGCTGCCGAAGGCGTCCACGGACGTGTTGGGCGGCGTGAGGGTGGACGGTTCCACGATCGTGAGCGTGGATGGCGTCATCAGCGCGCATGTCGGCGACGGCGCTTCCGGGAAGGCCGTGTTCCCGATCGGCTATGTGGTGATGAACACGACGGGCGTTGACCCTTCCGTTGATTTCGGCGGCACGTGGAGGCAGTTGCCTTCGCTTGGCTGCTCAATGTTTGAAAGGATAGGCTAGTGAAGTCTGACGGTTACTCGAAGTACGTGTGCGACAAGTGCGGCAAGACCGCCTATGTCGCCGCTGGCGATACGGAGGCTCGCGAATGGTTCACCGTGCGCCGCTATTCGGCTGGCAAGGCGACCCGCATCGCGGATGATGTGGCACCTGACATCTACGAATTGTGTTCCCAATGCAATGCGTCTTTCATGGCGTTCATGCAGCAGGATGACGCTTCGTTCGAAGCATGGTTGAAGGAGGTTGGACAGTGACCATCGAACTGGTTGACGGCAAGGCCGGCACGGCTCATATTTCAAGCGAGGACAAGGCGATCATCCATCAGGCCAAGTTTTCGAAGTCTGACGTGGTGTTCGACTGGGGCGAAGCGTTCAAGTGTTCGATGAGTTCGTCCAACAGGGCGACGGTCGGCACTGGTTGCGCGTCGATACAGGGCTTGGACTGGCATGTCACGGCAGCGGAATCGGTGACGATCTCCAACGGGTCGCAGGGCATGAAACGCAATGACATCATCTGCGCGCATTACAATCGTAACCCCAAGAACGGTAATGAGCTGGTGGAGTTGGTCGTGTTGAAGGGTTCGCCGAATGCGACTGCCGCCGCCGACCCGACCATTCCGTCAGGGAAGATATTGTCCGGCGCGGTTGACGCGTACATGCCGTTGTGGCGTATCCCGCTTGATGGCATCACGGTCGGTACGCCGGTGCGCCTGTTCACGCCGAGGGGGGCTTTGTGGGATTCCGTAACCCTGTACAAAGCGAAGGGCTTCACGGTCATCCGCACCGGCATGATGATGCTGGTCAAATACGCCGGCAATATCGGTAATGGCAGTTGGGATTCAGTGCAATGCGAATACGTGCTGCCCGCCGAACTGCGCCCGCCTGTCGAGGTCAATGGAATGGTGTGCGTGTCGAACGGGCAGACGTCGAGAATGCTCGTCGTCAATCCGAACGGCACCATCCGATGCGCGAACATGGGAGCCGCTGGCAGCAATCAGGGTTGCGCCGGCTCGCTCTGCTATCCGATCCCATGAGGATAGTTTTCCGTAACCCTCACGAAATCAAACATCAATTGGGACGTGAATTATCGCACCGCATTTGTCGGCGGGATGTTGATCGTCGCGTTTCATGCCGTGCGGCTCAATACGGACTGGTCTGCCCAGAAGGAATGGGAGGTGTCCCCGCTTTTCATGCTTCCGGCTGGATTGGAGGCCGCGTTCGAGGTGCATTGCCCGGCTGTGTCCAATTCGAGCGTGGGTCTTCATGGCATCGAGGCGCAGGCCGCAGGCAACAGCATCAACCTTCGCTCGTCCAATAAGATGACGCTCGGCAAAGGCGGTTGGGTCGAGGGCTGCATCACAGTGCCGCTCTGATCGGCGATTAAACGACCGGATAGCTTTCCGTAACCCAGCAATGGAAGCCGCCGTATACTAATAACAGCCTTACTCTGTGTAGGCTCGGACGCATCGTCACGATCAACGGCAACGTCAAGTTCACCGGCAGTGGACAGCAGAACTACGCGATGGCGGTTGAGACCATCCCTGAAGCGTTCCGTCCGCTCGCTGATCAGAGCATCATCGCGTTTCCGTCCTGCGGTTTCAGCCTGCTTGTCATGCGTGACGGGAAGGTGCAAATGCTGGGCGACACGAAATCCGCCTACTCCACGGCGCACGGCTGTTGGATGACGGAATAGCTTTCCGTAACCCAATCGGATTGGCAACCATTGGAAATGATGAGTGGGTTCTCCGCCACAAAAGGGTGGGGCGTACGCGGGTTGATGATCAAACGGGTCGGCAGTCTGGTAATCCTGTATGGGATGATTCGCCGCACTGGCGGCTGGGAAAATAACTATCAGGTGGCCCGCATCCCCGAAGATATGCGTCCCTCATACAGGGTGTGCGCGCCAACCCTGTACCTCAACGAGGGTCTGGCATCAATCGGAGAGCAGTCCGACAATCCAGACACGTCCACCCTCCGGTTGGGATACACGCATTACGGCGACGGAGCTCAAGCTACGCTTATCAACATGATATGGATGCTCTAGGAGGCAACCCATACGCCTAATACCGAGTACATGTATCCGATTGACGCAGAACCCGAGAGATAGCATTCGCCGTCGGAATGGCAACGGATGTTCCACACTTGTCCGTTGTTTCCAGTCATCATGATCGTGCCGGAGAACACTGGACGAAAACCATCAGGTACCGTCTCATTCACCTTCTGATTCGTCACATTGGATAAGTTGGACGTGACCGAGATGATGCCGCTTGCGGTGACGACATCACCAAAGCGATCCAACCGGATGGTCGAGTCAGAATAAGGAACCGGCATCGACGCAAACGCGTGGGTTACGGAAAGCTATCAGCAGGTCAATATGAGTTTCTGCCACGCTTTCTGCATGTCCTTTAGGACGCTCAGATCAGGCTTGAGGTAATACCGTGCGGTGGTTTGGATGTCGGAATGTCCGAGCTGTCGCGCGACCACGCTGATGTCGGTTCCGGCTTTGATCGCCAACGTGCCGAACGTGTGGCGGAGGTTGCGTGGCGGCACGCAGGGGAGTTTCATGCGCTTGCACCAACTGCGGTAGTGGTTTGCCACTTGGTTCGCGTTCAGACTGCCGACCAGTCGTCCGGCTTTCGTGCCGTGACGTAGTTCCGCCAATCGTTTGACCGCGAACCGTGGCAATGCGACGGTTCGTCGGCTCAGATCGGTCTTCGGTTCGGTGACGGTCTCATGGCCCGCCACCCACTGCACCGACCTTTTCACGGTGACGGTGCCGCGACGCAAATCCAAGTCGGCCCATTCCACGCCGACCGACTCGCAGCGGCGCAATCCGGCGCACACGGACACCAATAGCCACGCTTCCAATGGATGCCCGTAGAAGCCTTTCAACAGGCGTCGGACTTCCGACGCTGACAGTACTTGCGGCTCATAGTGTCGTAGGTGCGGCAGGCGTATCTCGCGTCTGGTCACGTCATTGTCGGCCAAACCGCGTTTGAACGCGAGGCGCAGTATCGCGCGGAACACCGCGTAGGCCTTGCGTGCCGCTCCCGGCTTGTCGAAGGAGTCCAACCATGATTCGATGTCCGCCACGCTGATCGCGTCCATGTCCCCTCCGCTCCATTGCGGGAGGATATGGCAATTCAGGGCGCTTTCGTAGCCTACTTTGGTGCATTCGCGGAGTTTCGCACATGAGGGTTTCCAAACGGTGGTCACGAATGTGTCGAAAAGCATTGGTTCCTTTCCAATTCTGTTGAATAATCCCACACATCGTCGTGTTGCCGTTGGATGGGCGCGTGTGTGGGTTTTCCCATTGTTCCATATCCCTGTTTTTTAGGAGGATATTTTGACTCAGATCAAATTCGATTTCGGACATCCAAGCGCCGATGGCATAGCGGACTTGGGCGGCGAGAGGATTCATGTGGTCCCGACCGAACGGTTCAGGAACGGCAGTCGTATCGTCGTACGCGACTCGTTCGAGGTGCGTCTGGACGAGCACGGTACCGCGACCGTCACCGTTCCGCCGACCGATGACACGTTCGCATATGAGGTGACTGTCGGAGAGAGTGAGGATACATGGCGTTTCGTCCGATGCGTCCAAGTGCCGGACTCGACTTCGGTTTTGAATTTCTCCGATCTGGTCGAAGTCGATTCGACCACGCTCACACCGGTGCAGACCGGCAATCCGTTGGCCGACATCGACCAGTCCGATGTGGATTGGGCTGTGTCCGCGATCAATGCCTGAGTTTTTAGAGGAGGTTTGTTTTGGCTAATCCCGATAAGTTTTTGCGTCTGCGTGATTACGCCCGTTTGGAGCGCGCGCAGAAGGATGGTGTCGTGGACGGCACCAAGTTCGCCTACGACAGTGCGAAACATGTCGTGTCGAACGTGCGCGAGTATTTCGACGCGCATCGTGATGGGCGCACGTATGGCGTGCGTTTCCCGCTCTATAGCTTCTCCAATTCGCCGGACGGCGTGAAGGTCGGCGACAATGCCGGTCTGACCGTCGTGCCAAGCTCGAATTATCGTGCCGGACGTGATGATTACGCTGGTTTGAGCGCGTTCCGCGTGTTCGACGCTAACGTTGCGGTGGCCGATGATGGCACGCCGGTCGTGAAGGCCATCAAGGGTTTGGCTGGCAATTACGCGAAGGACGGGTCCAACGGCGACGTGTTCGTCATCACCGCTCCAGGCTTCTACCGGTTCGAGTTCGACACGAACCATTGCACCATCTGGTATTCGGACACGCAGTACGACGGCTATTCGCCGATGCCGGGCGCGCTGCTGCCGGACGGGTCTCTCCGCCCGTGCATGGCGTACGCGAAATACCCGCTGTCCAATTACGGCGGCAAGGCCTCGTCCGTCTCGGGCCAGATTCCAGCCTCCATGAGCGAACAAGGCTCCGTGGCCGTAACCACCAGCAAAGGCAAGGGCTATAGCGGAAAGACCTCCGCAGACACGTTCTACACGCAGCTCATGCACATGCTCAAATACGCAACCAAGGACATCGAACGCTACTTGGGCGGCGACTTCAACGGTTCCGCTCAGGTCAACGTCAGCAAGGCCGAAACCAACGTCACGCGCGCGCTGGTCAAGGCCACCGACGCGGCAAGCATCGACCTCGGCTCCTACGTGAGCGTCGGCACCGGCACCGACCGTGGAGACAACAAGACCGGCGAGGCGGCGGCATACCGCAAGGTCATCTCCAAGACCGTCGTGGACTCGGCAACCACCGCGATCAACGTGTCCGGCGCGGCCTTCACGACCACGACGGCCATGCATGTCACCCAGATGCCGTACCTGACCGGTTCGACGGACGGCGTGCTCGGCAACGACGGCATCCCCCGCGAAGACGTGTCCAAGACCCATCAGCCGATCAAGTTGCAGAGCATCGAACTGTTCGCCGGACTCTACGAGACCGAGGGCGACATCATCCTTAAGAACGTGAAGGATTCCGACACTTCCGGCCATACCGAAGTGTGGAAGGTGTTCGACACCACCAAGGCGAGCGGCACCGCCATCACCGCCGACTACGTGCATGTGGGCGACTATCCAGCCGTCAACGACAAGACCGACAACCAGTGGCAGTGGCAGACCGACTTCACCGAAAAGCACGGATTCCTGCTGCCCACCGGCGTGGGCGCGACAAGCACCAGCGGCCTGACCGACGCTCTGATCATCAACCCGATCTCCGCTCCGGGACTGCATGAGTTGCGGCGCGGTGGCGATCTCTGGGGCGGCTCGCGCTGCGGGTTGTTCTACGCGGACGGCAGGTACGATCTGTCGGGCGCTTGGTGGTACTGCGGCGGTCGCCTATCCATTCTTGGCCGCACGCACGCCTAGTGCGGGCGGTTGGGGGTGAGCGCCAGCGAGGGGGCGAAAGCCCCCTCATCACCCTCGTATGACTCTTGATAATATTTCAGGGATTCGTGACGGCTTCGCCGGGTTCCTCCTGCTCTTGCAGCGCGGTGGCAATCTCAGGGACGGCTCGCACTGCGGGTTGTTCAGCGCGAACGGCAGGAACGATCTGTCGAACGCTTGGTGGAACTACGGCGGTCGCACATAAGGGTTAACCATTTTCCGTCACGACTACCCTCCGCTTTCGGGGATATGCGAGAGGGCAAGCCTCGGCCATGCCGAAAATCGAATCAAGCACGCGACCGGTAGGCCACATGGCCGAACGCCGCCAACATTCCCCTTATAGCTTTTATGAAAACATATTGCAAACACAGTCGCATCACCGAACCAGCGTTCGTGCGCGACTGCATCGAAAAGTTCCTCAAAGGCAAACGCTCCCGCAGGGACGTGAACGAATTCCTCAGCCGCCATCCCGACTTGGATTCGCTTTCACGGCAGATAGCGGACGAGATAGGGCGCGGCCAGTACAGGTTCGCGCCCATCCGCTACTTCCGCCGTGTGGAACCGATTTCAGGCAAGATACGCGTCATCGGACGCGAAAGCATCCGCCATCAGATCTACGATTACGTCTGCGGCACGGCGTTGATGCCATTGTTCCGCGCGAAGGTCGGCAGATGGCAGACGGCGAGCATCCCCGGCAGGGGCATAGCCGACGCGCGTCGCGCGATCAGGAAATGGGTGCGCGAACCATCCAGCAAAGCGTTCGTGAAACTGGACGTGCGCAAATGCTATCCAAGCATCAGCCGTGAAGTGTTGAAACGTTTGCTCTCGCGCGACGTGGGAGACAAACGATTATTGGCCTTGACGTTCCACCTCATCGACCGGTACGCGGGCGATGACGGATTGAGCATCGGCTCCTATCTGAGCCAATGGCTCGCCAACTACTATCTGAGCTACGCCTACCACTATTGCGAACGG